AATCTATTTCTAATATTAGCAGTATTTTTGCGTATGAAACACGGTGTTGTAAATCACATAGTTATTCCTCCTTATCTATCTTAATCTCTGTTACTTTACCACGACTGACAAAAAAACTAAACAACCTGTCACATTTGCACAAATATGTTTTATACTCCATCTTACACTCATTGCATTCCTTACGCAATGAACATTTACTGCAATCGAAATCTATATTGAACGATTCACTCATTTCATGCAGCACTCCATCAATTATTATTCCGTTTTTTACTTCCATAATCAATATTCTAATACTTCGCAATCACTTACTTTCACTTTCATAAACTTTTTAGTTTCCTTATCTACTATCAAAAACTTATCTTTCCTAAAAAAGCCTCCATCTATATACCCTACCACCTTTCCAATACCTTTATTAGTAAACTCTTCTACAGTAGGGTAAGGTTTACTTGGATAAAATATATCGCGCTCTTCGCAACGAATACTATATTCTTCTGAATTGAATATTTTATAACTAACTTCCATAATCAAATACAATTAGGACATTCAGTCAATTTATTACCTTTATTGTCTGTATATACAAAAACACTTTCTCCTTTTAAAGAAGTTATGTCAACCATGCAGCCACACTTCGTACACTTTCTATGCGCATTGTTAGGATAATTAATCCATCTATGCCCTTTTCTGTTTTCTGCACCCGGCTTTGTTCCTCTACTGAATCCCATAATCAAACTCCTTTCCCATAAACATTTACAAACTCGCTGACATCCATATAGTCTATACCGAAATTCTCGGCTGTTTTCTTGTCACTGTCCGAAAACTGCCCTTCAAGACCGCTTGCATCACCAATCATTAGACAATCTTCTACCTCCAAACTGCAATCTTTCCATGTCTTGTAATTATCAAAAAGTTCTTCAAGCATTCCGGTATTCGGCTTTCTCATAGGGTTGCTTCTGTCATTGCTTCCGCAATACTTAAAACGCGTATCAATGTTGCAATAATCCATTATACTGTAACTCACATACTCACATTTTACATAAATGAATGATTCCGGAAACAGACCCTTTTCTATCCCTCCTTGATTTGTCACGATAAAAATTACTTTAGGATTCAGATTCTTTATTGCATCCAGAACATCAAACTTAAACTTCATGTCCCATATACCATTTGGAAACGTCTCTCTACTTACTGTCTCAATCAACGTTCCATCCATATCGCAAAATAAAACCTCGTACTTTTTCATTTTTCTATGTGTTTTACTGTTCTTATTCCTTTTTCTGCGTTTCGCAATCTGCTTGTCTATACACCCATCATCTTTTATCCATTAATTGCTTCATTTAACTTTTCCTCAAACTCCGCAATGATACAATATGCATCACCGCCATGTACCCAATTGTCCAATACAGACGAAAGAACTTCAACTGCCTTTCCAGATGTTTCGTCAACTGCCATATTGATCGCTTGATTCACTTCCTCTAACGTAAATATACTCATAATTATTCCTCCTTCTTTACCAATTCAACTTCTGTCGGCTCTTCATCTTCCCATTTTACTTCGGGAAATAAAGATGAGTCAATCTTAATGGGTTTGTTAAAAAAGACACATAGTGTCCCATCTTTGTCTCTTGCTATATACATATTAATCTCCTTTCTCCTTTAAATCATTAATTGCAATACTCCTAATACCTCTAGTTCCAAATACGCTATAAGTCAACGTTCCTCCATAAAACTTAATAGTGTCTCCTTTAACAGTAATAATCGTTCCACCTTTTAAAGGACCAGCTATATCATCTTTACAAGATAATAACATGATTATCATAAGTATAATTAATATAAATCTCATTAGTCAATCTCCTTTCTCTTTAATTCGTTCCAGTACATCTCTGTTGGCTTCGAGTATTTCATCGAATGAGGGGATAGGAAGCCATGCTTTTATTACGCCTTCATCGTAGAACAGGTGAGAATATTCTCCGAGTTCTGCAAACTTATTCCATTTTTTAAAGAAATAAACTTTCTCAACAACAGCACCATCAGTAATAAAGTAATATCCACTCTCTTCCGGCAACCGTTCTTCCACGCTTATCCACGGTGATTGCTTCGACTGCCATTCGGCACCAGAAATAAAGTCAACAATGCAGTACGGTTCACAATGACGCTGCCTGTTTCTGCAATCATTGGAATATTCCCTTGCTGCTTCTTCTACTGTCTGTTTCATATTAAAATACTATTTTAAAATCTTTACCTTTCAACGTAGGAAGCCTGTCGGTAACAAACTTTTCTAGTTCCTCTTCGTCTATCGGGAACAACGGGCAGTATTGGTATCTGAATGTATGTACAAACCGTCCGTCAAGCATTACATCAAAAACCAGTGTTTTCATAATTTGTTCACTTTTGTCCATAAACTAAAATCGGTATATAGATACTTCCATTTATCCCGGTAACGGTATTTGTCATTCGGGTATTGGCAACGGACACAATAATCCGTCTTATATAAAACCTCATAGATTGTACCCCTGTGTTCAAACAGTTCGTTCTCGTCAAGGGTTCCTACTTCTACCTTTTCCATTATCGTAAACAAAAAATTGTGTAAATAATAACAAATATGAAGTAGGATAATGTTATAATCACCCACTTCCAAAACTTATATTTATTCCTTTTTAAGCCATATATGAGTGTGGTCAATACAAGGGTGATAAATATAAAGTATATTGCAAAGCTGATTCCGTAAAATGTGTTCATCTTTTCCTATGTGTTTTAGGATTCTTGTTTCTTTTTCTACGTTTCGCAATCTGCTTTCTGACACACCTATCGTCCTTGATACGGCATTTCGTTTTAGGTGAATCAAATGAAATCATATTAAAACCTTCAACAACAGGCTCATTGTAATATAGAATAGACGTTTCTTCATTATAAATCTTATCCTTATCGGTTACTATAACAGCATCACAATCACTGTTTCTAGCTTTCTCAACAAAATCATAACGTTCAAGGGAATATCCTGTTTCCAAATTTTTGAATAGAAGGTATTCGGATGAATTTATCATTGAACCTACAACAGCAATCTTCTTAGTCATATTTTATTCTTTTTATAGTGTTTACAATACTTAGGAGTTTTCCTAGCCGTTATTCTCTTTTGTAAAGCCATGCAATACATAAACGGACAGATATACACTCACTACAATGCGCCTCTAAATTCATTATTTTTGCCATAACAATTACTCCTTTACCAGTTCTATCGTAGCGTTCGTAAGACTAACATACAAGTTCACCTCCGACATGGTTCCATCTTTCTTCACCTTGCTAAACAATGGATTAATATTATCAAGAAAATCAATTATATAATCTTTAACATAAGCGTATTGTTTTATTTCGGGGACAGTAACACTTTCTAAGTTATATAATTTTGTATATGTAGATGCAGGAGTGATAATATACACCTTGCTTCCGATAGGATACTTCACATTGGATTCAATGTACTCCTTCTTTAATTTTATCATTTCGTTATTCAATTCTCTTATCTTTGAATTGATAATTTCTTTCTTTGATTTAAATTCTTCTTTAGTCATATACACACATATTTAACATTCAGACAAAATCTGTAACACAATAAGCCATACAATGACAATCATCAATCGTCCAACATATTTCCACATATAGCTTTCATTATCATAGCAAAAACAATTCCAAAAAGCATAAAATCACTCCTTTCTAACATTATTGTCCACCCACCTCATTGCGCCCTTTAACGCATCAGTTGTAGACCTGTAAAACATATCTACAAAGAGAACCATCCGTTCACCTTTTATTATCCGGTACATGAAGTCTTTTTCTCCTGTGACCTCTATTGTACATCCCTTATAATATGCCACGTATTTCTTTCTCATATGGCAAAGATATAGTTTATTGGTTTGCCAACAACTTTTTATCAACTTTTATTAAGCGTTTTTCCCATTCGTTCAGATTGTCACCCGTATTAATCTTCTCCATAACCGAAGCTATATCAAAAGATTTACATTTTTCATACAGATCACTCATTGTCGTTCCTTGTATGATAACTCCGTTCTTTTCCCCGGAAAAATATCCGTCAACACTCTCTATCACATCCCATTTCCGTCCTTCCAGGATAGCTTGTTTATTGTTCGTTCCCATTATTTCAAATCGCTTAAATTATTAATCAATGTGATAGGAGATTTTTTTCGTATCGTATCAAACCGTTCTTTATCCTCATCCGTCATATCCTCAGAAACAGGCCATTCGTCCAACATGAAGATATCAGTATCACCTTCATATCCATCTTCGTCATTCAACTCAATACAAATATGTGGATAATCATTCATATCAAAACCTCTATCCTCAGGGAGTTCAAAACCAAGATCATAGTAGAACTCATAAAACACACACGTTTCGTCTATCGCATGATTCTCGTTATAGAAATAAAGGTCATTCGCTTTGGAATGCAGCAATAAATTCCACAAAGCACTATAAGTTATAGGCTTTAAATCGCAAACATTATTAGAACAATGTTGTCTAACATAAGCGTATCTATCATGGTTTTCTCTGATAATATCTCCCCACCAGCCAAGTTCGTTTTCTATTTCTTTATGTGTCATAATTGAAAAAATTTTTATTATACAAACTCTATATCATTCAGATTAATTGGATAAACTTCATAGACTACCACCTGATCAAATTCTCCATATTCATTTTTTTTATTCAAAATGTTTGCCATCAATTTACAGTTATAATAATTACATAACTCAATTAATTCAATAGATGGAGCCTCAAATACTTCTATCGTATTAAATCTCTTATCCTTATTAATTCTATAAGAAAACATAGATATCATTTCCGCATTAATGCCTAATTCTTTGATCTTGTTGTACAATTCTAAAGTTTTCATAATCGTATGTTTTTAAGTCAAAAATTGCTCCCGGTAACAGTGTCGCTCTGTTTATTGTTCTCCATACCGGGAAAATATTTCACATTATTTCCGCTTTATCTTAATTCCCTGAATGAAACCGTTTCAAAATCACTCTTAATGATCTCTATCTGTACAGGCTTAACAAAGCGGTCCAGCTCTTTGCGTATATCTCTCATTTGTTCAAACGGTACGGTTACAATGTTTCCAGCAACTAACAAATTGCGTAAAATGCTATATAATTTTTTACGTTCCATATTATTGTATATTTTTGTAAAAATCACAATACATACCGTACAGATCTATTATATCTGAGTCGGTTAGTATTCTCTTTAAAACTCTAATTACTCTAATCACTTTCATTATTCGTTCAAATATGATTTTGGAAGTAATGGGAAAACATTCAAAACCTCCTTAAAACTTATTTCTCCAAATTTTTCAATAAATACGGAAAAATAACGTGTTCCCGTGTATTAATCGCTTTTAAAGGTTATACAGTTGGGTATATCTTTTCGATTTAACGTTTTATAGTCGTTTGCGTGCTCTCTTACAAACTTAATCAATTCGGGTGTACTAGGTACATTTTGATTATTTTTTGCGTCCTTGTGCCGTTATAATACGCTCGTTTAACCTGTTTTTCGGATAACTTGTGCCCGTCATAGCTTTTCCAAAACTTGATATTTTCCTTGATAATATCCAATGTATCAATACTTCTGCTAGCCTTAAACGCTCCGATCTGAATACTTTCGTTTTCAAGGATAGGAGATAATTCTTTTTCTATATTCTGTTTTTTCATTGTAAGCAATATTTATTTATTTCTATAATCTCCCGCATAATCGTGCCATATTCTATAATCGTTATTATATTTAGTTGCTTTGCGTTTTATAGAACGACTGTAAGTTGGAGAACCTTCAAGTATATAGCTTAATTCTCTCTTTAAAGCCGCTCCAATTAATGGATAAATATCTAAATAATTGCCATCACATTTACTTAGGTCTATTACTTCGTTCTCTAGGGCACGTTCTAAAGCCTTATCCATTGCAGATATAACACTTTTTTTGATAAAATTGTACTTTTCGATAAATTCTTGTTTTTCCATAATGCTATTCATTTAGATAATTCATTTAACACTTCGTCAAGTTTTGGTAACACCCACGATTTTAGGTATAATTCCAGTCTTTCCCTAACATAGTTTGCCGTTCCTTCGTCAAACGTAGGGCAATTGCCTGGTACTATCGGTTTCTGAAAACTTCCCACACGATTTCCTACTATATATTGCTTCCTGTAATTGTTCTTTAGCGTATTCCGTAACGGTTTAATTGTTCATTAATGAATTGAATATGTGTTTTTTGCTCATTCAACGGCAAAGAATATAGTTCTTTGTAAAATTCGTTTTCGCTTATAATCTTACATTTGTTGTCTTTGCAATATCTTTTAAAATCTTTTTCCGTGCCGTTCCCAAGACTAAACGCTAGTTTAATTTTTTCATTACACCAAACGGAGTAACCACCGTCTTTTATTGCGTCTTTGATCGAATTGTACGGGCGGCCTGATATACCGCCGCTAAAACTGTCAATAGTAAATTGTATCATAATGTTTTTGTTTTATTGATGGTAGAATATTGGTTTGTTGAGTATCTTTCAATACAGGGCTTTATTTTGCCCTCTATTGACGTTTTTTAATAGAGTATTGCACACTTTAATTGTTATTGTTTTGTTTCTGTTTTTCGATATAGTCGGTTACCCGTATGGATAGGTACAAGCAACCTAATAGTATTAATGTTTCAATCATTCCGTATATTTTTTGACTTAATTTTTTTGCAAATATTCGTTTCGTACACAATATCAAGCAAATCATTACTTATCCCGTTATCGTCAATATATTGTTGCGCTTCTTCTGTTATCATGTTATACTGCATTTCGGTATAATATTGTTCTAAACAATCAAACCCTAGTATAACTCTATAATCATTATCACTTTCAAAACACATATAACCGCCAAAAACTTTGGCAACATGTGTGGGGGTAAACGGGCAAACTCTAATTGCCCGATACCTTGTGCTAACTTGCGCAAAAAACGTTCTCATTCTTCTTTCCTCCTTTCCACTTCGTCCAAAACTTCCGAAATTGCTTGCCCTAACAGATAACAACGTATAGTAACGTCGCACGCTTCTGCGCCTTTTTCTAGGTAGCTTATATCGCACCCGAACTCCGTTAACGCTTCCCCTAACAGATCCCAATTGTGACATAGGTATTCCTCAGCCGTCCACGGGTTTAATGTGTAAGATCCTGATGCGTTCCCTGTTACGCTATCACATGTAAACAGTGTATCATTAAGATCCTGTTCCACTTCGTCCCTGTTTTCTGAAGTTACTACTATATTGTTTTCGTTGATATAGTTCAAAACATCCTCTTTAACCGCTTCCAGATAATCGTATCTTTCCATAATTGTAATATTTAATTTGATTCATACTAATATTCTTTCTTGACAAAACCTCTAAAACTCCCGAAATCACGCTTAAATTCGGCTATGGCTTGTTTTTTTCGTTTTCCCTAAATAACAGCATATTTGTCCATTACGGAATTCTACAGTTAGTTTGTATTCTTTATCATCTCCTTTCGCCTCAAACACCTGGTAGATATTACACCATCCCATATCTGATACAATTAAAAACTGTATGCCACTTATAACCAATGTATAATACTTGCTCGTTTTGTCAAAACTAATATGATATTCCGTTTTCTGTGATATTCTTTTTGCTTTCATATTATAATGTATTAAGTTTATATACTGTACTCTGTATCCATACGGGCTTGTAACCGTTACCAATGTACACCAATGATAGCTACATTACAATATGTGCGTATCGTATGTTTTTACGGCTTATATATACCGACCGTAACTAACGGACCAGTATTAAGGCTTATGTATAGGATACATATACGCACATACATTATATTATATTAGGGATGTTAATCGCATATCGCACTAAGTTACTATCTCCATTATCAAGCAATACCCGTACATCTGCATCGTGGCTAACAACACCGCTGTTTATATTCCGCTTATTCCCTGGTTTGCGGATCTGTACCACGCTCTCACCGTGGCAAGCTGTCTCAATACGTCAAGTATCTCTTTGTCCTTCCGACACTGCAAACATACAGCGTTTTTGATTAGGTTGTATATTTCGTTAACATTCATTATAAATTAAGCCCGTTTTTTCCAAAATCAATACTGTTTATATACATATTTTAAATTAATATTGCATAATATTAATAGATCAGACCGTGCAAGACATATTTTAGCTTAATATTATGTTTAATTTCAAGATTTTTCAATGTTAATTTGTGTTAAATCTGTTTGTAAGTGTCTGATAATGAGGGAATTACGAAATCTTCGTAGAAGCCACTTGTAAAGATTTTTATTTGTAAAGATTTCGAAATTCGATTCTCGTAGAAAAGAATTCTTTTTTATTTACAAATAGTATGTATCCGGGTGACTGGTAGAACGTAATTGCCTGTAAATCAGTGCTATACCCCCTTTTATAGAGGCTTCGCTGCGGGTGTGTCGCTTCCGATAAATTTTTTTCTGAAAAATTTTTTTTCTCCAAATTTTGCTCGGATGGCTGATTTTGCGGTTTGGATGTGTATTTTCGGTAGTTTTCAACAAAATCGGATAAATCTTTACATAAAAAGTTACGAAAATCGTAGGTTTTTTGGTGTGTTTCGTAGGTGTGGTTGCATTTTTTATGTCTTTTTTTGCAGTATAAGTTATTGGTTTACAGTATTCTTCGTTGATTTCGTCGTTTTGATATGTATCTATACTAAATTACGTATGCAGTTTTGGTGTCTGTATGTATGTGTGTTGTGTATGTATTGTGTATGTATATGTACTGTAATAGAGTATGTATCGTGTACGTGTATGTATATGTTGTAAATATATATTACTTTTAACATTTAATATGCAAATTAATAGAGAGTAAATTTTCAAAGATTTACGATTCAATTTTTTTTGACAAGACTAAACAGCTTGTTTTCAGCCATTTAACCACTAATTTGCGCGAGTTTTTTGACAAGTGTTGAAAAACGAAGAGTTTACGAAGTCTACGAAAAATCAACGAATTTCGTAGGTTTTTTACGAATTTTCCCGAATCAATTAGTTGCATATGCAACTATCGGTGTTGAGATTTTTTATTTTATGTTAAATTAAGTCAATTTTACATTTCTTAACGTAGAAAATAACATGTAAATAAAAAATTATAGTTAAATCATTTTAACTAAAATGAGAAAAATTATGACAAAAATAAAAAATAACAACAATCAACATTTTTTACTTTTCCTGTTCAAAGCATACTGTGGACGTGAAAGTAAAAAATCTTGTGTAAAGAAAGATAAACTATCTTCTTTGACACGAATTTGTTAATCACGTAAACATTTGTAGTTAATTAATTTAACTATTTGTTTTCGTATTGTTTTTTGCGCTATATTTGCAGGTGAAATCAGGTAAAATGTGTGTGTGAAAATGGAAGAAGAAATAGAGATTAAACTTAGGTTGCCCGAATCAAGGCGTGTCATATGCCTGTCCGATGCAATGCCCGACAGGGAGCGTTGGTACAAGGGAATGAGGGTTCAGACACGGCTGTTCGGATGGGTTACGCTCGTCAGCTTCCGGGATCGTCACTGTTGTCTTAAACTTGACGAGCCTCTGGAGGACGGGACAAAGGCTGTGTTCGTGTCGGAAGCGTCATTTATCAGGCGCGTGCCCGTACCTTTAACTGCAAGGTCTATGGCTGCACAGGTTGCTGGTGTCAGCGTGGAGGGTGAAGTGCTGGAGTACGAGAGAAAAATGAAGAGCAAATGGGAGAAGGAGAGAAAGCGTATAGCGGAGATATGCTCTAGGTACGGGTATGTGATGCCTTCCGAGTGGAAACGGTCGTTGCGCAGATTCGCTTCGTGGTGCGAGGACCAGGTAAGACAGTATGGTCATATCGTGGATGCAGACTACCTTATGCGCCATGATACGTCCGTTGTTGGCGGAAGGAGCGTGGATGACCTTAGGTTCGTGCCCGATGTGGATATGGTGGATGGGACCGGGGCAAACGGGAAGCCTTCCGCCGCTCGCGTTTCACGGTGCGCTCTCATGCCGGGAAGCATCGTCACCGCCATACGTAACGCAGGGAACGAGATGGACAAGTCGGTGTCGTTGTGGCGGAACAGCTATTTCGTGAAGATGAGGCGTTTCGGGTACACGTTCAATACCTGCTGTGACGGGGCAAAGACACGTGATGATGCGTTCACATGGTTCAAGGACATTACCATACAGTACATGGCTGACCTTATAGAGTATTACGGGATAAGACGTGATTCCATCGTGTGCCGGAAGCTGGAGCACATCGCGGACGTGTATTCTTCCCTTGACGATATGGACGCACGCCCTGACATATCAACGGACGATTATGACCTGTATCCCGTTGTGATGTTCGGGAAGGTTGTGGACCGGGAAAAGGTGGACCAGATAGGATCGGTAGAGAAAGGAGGGGAAAATGACTGTCGCTGAATCTGCAAAGGCTTCTTATGAATACATCCTTGATTCCGTTATGGGAAAGCTGGCGGACAAGGGTGGTGGTCGAGGCTTCCGTAAAGCCAGGGATGAAGGCGAGTGGAAGCGTTCCATATCCGCTATGGTCGAGATGGACATAGCCGATGCGTGCAGGGAGTGCAATTTCAGACGTCACAGGAGCGGCTCCATCATGGCTTTTGACGGTAAGATATTCGTTCCCATGATGAAGGAGGATCTGATGCGCCTGTGCATGGATTTGTGCCGCATAAACGGTCTTAGCGAATTGTACATGACCGATACGAGCGAGCGTTTCTATCGTACCATCGTGAAGAACGTGACGCATGAGATATTCAACCCCAAGCGTAACTTCATCACGTTTGACAATTGTGTCCTTGACACGGAAACGATGGAAACGTTCGATTTCTCGCCCATGATAGAATCGTGCATACGTATCAATATCAATTATGACCCGTTGGCGCGCAGCCCGTTGTGGGAGAAGTTCCTGGACGATGTGATTCCTGTGAAGGACACACAGGATGCCTTGCAGGAGTTTGTGGGGTGTGCCTTTGTTGACAGGAAGAAGATCAAGATGGAGAAGATGTGTTACCTTCTCGGTTGTGGTAGTAACGGTAAGTCGGTGTTCTTTGACGCTGTTGTCAACGCGCTAGGGAAAGATAATGTTTCTTATATGGAGATGGCTGATCTGTCGGGTGACAAGTCTACTTGCGAGTACAATATAGCTATGATAAACGGCAAGCTGCTCAACTACGCTTCCGAGATGGGTGGGAAGGATGTGAGCGGTGGAAAATACAAGAAGTTCATATCCGGTGAGCCTACTATGGCGCGCCTTCCGTTCGGTGAGCCTTTCCTTGCCGACATGATGCCGCCTTTCATGGCCAACCTTAACAAGATGCCTTCCGTTTCGGACCAGACTTATGGTCATTTCAGACGCTCCCTTGTCATTCCGTTCTATCGTGTGTTTAAGGAATCGGAACAGGACAGGTCGCTTCCGTTGAAGCTATCAAAGGAATCAGCAGCTATCATCAACTGGATAATAGAGGGTGCAAGGCGGTTTGTTAAGAACAAGGGTGAGTTTACGAGAAGTTATACGATAGAATCCGTTACGGAGAACGCAAGACGTGATTCCAACAGTGTCCTGTCCTATCTTTACGATTCGGGGTATGATGCTGATGGGGGAATTGAACTTGAGGCTATCCGTGACCGTGACCTGTATGTGAAATACAGTGCATATTGTATTGACTGTGGTGTAAGACCTTACAGCAAGAGAAAGATGGTTGACATGATACGCCAGGAAGGCTATTCCGTTACTTCCGCGTGGGATGAGAACAGGAATAGAATGTTCCAGATTGTCCTAAGACGGGAGTATAATCCTGACGAATACCTTCTGCAACAGGCTGATGATATAATGAAGGAGGATTTGCCGTTTTAAGGGTGGTTTGTTTTGGTATATCATGAATAGAGGAAGTATAAAAAGTAAGTTGTATGCTTGGTTGTCTAGTATGACTATGAAGTATAATTGGCTTCAAGTGAAATTGGAGTACAAAGAAGATCGTGGAATATTTTTAGTGTCATTTTCTCCCGTGAGCCAAATTGAACTTTCCGAAGAGTTTAACCGTGAAGCAATGCGGTTTGCAGACGAGATGAACGCTATTTATGGTAACGAAGCACCTCTATTCACCGATGAAGAAGCACTCTTTAAGATATCAGATAATGTGCAGATTTAATATTGTTTAACCGTTATTGTTTTTACCATATTACTTTAATATGTATTTTTGCTGAAAAATTTTATTGTGTATGGATAATAAAGAGATTGTTTTATTTGATAGAAGTATTCGTGTTACTTCTGATTGGTATGTATGTGTGTCTGATGCCCAGTGTGCGATAAATGAAGCCCGTAACAGGGTTGGTTTGAAAAGGTATAATTTCAGCCAGTGGTTAAAGACGCTTTACGTAAGTGACATGGTTTGCAGTATTAATGAGAGCGGCAAGGATGCTTTCAAGGTTGAGTTTGACAATGATTCGGGTAAGATAGAGCAGTATTGTCATTTTGGTGTGTTTGTTAATATGGTTTTGTCGGCAAGCCCTGTTAGTGGTGTGCTTGACAATGAGGATTGGTTTAATGATTACGTTTGTGATGTATATTCCATTGACGGTCATGTTTATGAACACGCCAAGATACTTGCCGTTGGCGGTTTGTGGCGTTATACTACAAAGAATGCCAGGTTCAGTGATGATATCCGTATGATGGATGATATCATGTATTCCGTTCCCGATGGAGACAAGGATGCCGTGTATAGCCTGTTCTTTGATTTGCTAGGTACGTTTTATTACAATTGGGAGTTTGCGTTGCGTTATGCAAAGAAACTTCTTTTAGGGGATGTGGAGGAATGATTATGAGGTGCTTTGTTCGTTTTGTCATGTTTCTCATATACGTTGACATTTTATTTGTTCTTCTTGTGTTTATGGTTCCTGCCGAAATGGTGTACAGGTGGACGAGTGGTCGTAAGCCTGTAGGATATGTTTCATGCCTTCTGATTTTCTAGGATATCCTGACTGTTATCGTTATACGTTGAAGGATTTCTTTAGGGATATAAAACAGGGATGGCGTAATTTTAAGTAGCATGGGTTCTATTGATTATGAGTATATATTTGCCAATCTTGACACAGTGCTTGGGCTTCCTTTAAGGCGTAGGGGTAAGCGGTGGACGTTGCCTGCCCGGATAAATCTGGAGAGCCATAACAGGAAGGATAAGCTGGTTTTCTATATGAACAAGTCGGGCAGTATTACCGTTACCGAGCAGGGCGGTGATTCTGTCAACCTGTTTGATTTTCTCGTGTCTTATCTTCCCGGTTGCAGTAGTGCTTCTGATGCTTTTAGGATTCTGTCAAGCCCGGAAGGTTGCAGGATGAGTTTGAAGGATTTCTACGAGAGGGAGTATGATTCGGGTAGACAGGGATCAAAGTTTGTTGATGTGAAGTATGTTGACAGGCTTAGCGATGCCGGTCATTGGAAGGGTAATAACCTGTACGAGTACCTTTCAGGTGTTTTCGGTGTTGATTCCGTGAATGATGTGTTTTCAAGGTATAAGGTAGGCTGTCTTGGAAGGGAATCCGCTGTGTTCTGGTATTCCGACAAGGATGGTAACGTGTGCCATGACAACAGGATAAGATATGGGGCGAACGGTCACAGGAAGAAGGAAACCCATGCTTTCAGGAAGTTTACTACGGGAGAAGGGTTTACCTATCGTGGTTATTTTAAGCCGTTTTTAGGGGATTATTGCAGCGATGCGATAGCTTGTATGGTTGAATCGGAAAAAACCGCCATAATAGCTTCTATGGCTTTCGGTAACGGTTTTGTATGGATAGCTTGTGGCGGAATGAACCAGCTTGGAAATAAATTGCCAAAAAATGTTATTTTATTCCCCGACTTTGATAATAAAGCTATATCTTTGTGGGGTGACAAAGGACGTGTGGCGAGATGGTGGGAGTTCCCTAGCCTGTCTTTTGGATTGAAGCATAACGATGATATCGGAGATGCTGTTATTAATAATTTGAAGAGTATTAACATTAAACAATTTAGAGAATGGATATTGAATTAGGAATTGATTTTAAGGAAAACCTTCTTTCCTTGCGTAATTATATCTCTTTGGGATTTCGTTGTGACGATATTGATTTTAAGAACGCGGTTATTGCTTCCATTGACAGAATGATGGAAGAAGTGTTGGATGATCATGATGTGAATTTCTTTGACGCATTGCAGAATGCTACTGAAAACATTATTGAACTCACTACAGTAAATGATGTTAATGATATTTGCTGTGAATTTTACTATGTGATGGATGAGAATGAGCGTGTCATGCACCGTGAGTTCTTTGAAAAGCTGAAAAAATATCGTGAAAGCAAGATTGAACGTATTGTTCCTTTGAAGGAAAAAGACTGTATTGTCATGGGTAATAAGTATGTTGAATTAGGTAGTGGTAAAGAGTGTGTCGTTGACAGTGTTATCCACATGCTTGCCGATAATGACCGAATGATTAAAGATGCTGTTTTGTATGTAGACCATCTTGGTCAGCGAATAGCGTGTTCTGCTGATGAGTTTAGGAAAAAGTTTGGGGTGAGGAAATAAGAATCATAGTGAAATATTTGATAATATAATTTTATTTAGTATATTTGCACTAAATTAAATTATATTAATATGAAAACAAACGTTACAATGGTGTCTAATGACAGAAAATTATTTGGGGTAACTATTAGACAAGATACCAAAAATCAATTTTTATCTATAACTGATTTGCAGGAGGCATATACTAGGGCTAGAATTGAAAAAGGATGGAATGAGAAGAGGATTGAAAATATATTATCTAACAATTCGTCTTCTGAGCGTATATATTATATCCTTAATAAACAGGGAATTATAAAAACAGGATTTACTGCTTTTATTGATGAGGTTAATAAAAGTTCATTGGTTAAGGTTTTAAAGAAGTATGGTGTTTATAAGACTCTTGGTGCTCGTAACAATAGACATGTTTCCTGTAATCCTTATATTTGGGTTCTTATTGCTCTTGAACTTAACCCTGAAATATATGCTACTGTTATAATGTGGTTGACAGATAATTTGATTATTAATCGTATTGAAGCTGGTGATAGATATAATGATTTATGTCGTTCGGCATCTAAGTTTGATGATGTGGATTACCGTATCATAGCAAAAGGATTGAATTATATTGTTTTTGGTGTCCATGAAACAATGATAAGAAATACAGCTACTCAGGAACAATTAAAAGAATTGGATGATTTGCAAAAATCTTTATCGTTTGCTATAGATATGGGGTATATAAAATCTTTTTCTAATTTAATAGATGAAATGAGGAAAATTTATAAGAATAAGCATGGCTAACAAAGGAGAAATAAGGATTGACGGTAAGGTGATGGGAAAGGATTACGGTAGGTATTTCTATTCTCCGCGTGGTAATATGTGGGCTGTCACCTTGTGTACGTATGACTGTGATGATGGTCGTATGTTTGAAAAAATAGAGTTGTATAGGACGAAGGATGAGGCTAGGGAGGCTGCATTCAGATTAAATACGGAGGAACGAAATGGATTTGACTATCCGCAATCATCCCCAAAGGGTGATTGATGGGTAAGCAGATTAGCCTAAGCACAGGTACAATCTGTGCTACGTTAGAAATGAATGTATAGGAACGTTGGGATGTTTATCCAAGTCCCAACCTCTTCGGTCAGTGATTAAACAGAACCTAAAGGAACGGTGTTGCTGACAACTGAAACCATTTCATAACCTTGGCGATGGGTAACTTACGGGAGAAGTCCTGGGCAGCTCTATTTTAGCTGCCGTAATACTTAAAAATTAGAGATATACAATGGAATAACTTAACTGAAGAAAAACTAATAAACTTATGGTATATGTCCTTAATAAAAATAATGAACCAGTAATGCCATGTTCAGAGAGAAAAGCAAGACTTCTCTTGAAACAGGGAAGGGCTGTCATATACAGAAAGGACGTGTTTACCATTAAACTGATAAATGGAAGCTATGGATATAAACAGCACATAACATTAGGTGTTGACTGTGGAAGCAAACATATTGGTGTTTCTGCAACAACTGATAAGCAAGAACTTTTTTCAGCGAATGCCGAACTAAGGAATGATGTTGTTAAGCTACTTTCTGATAGAAGAATGTTGAGAAGGAGCAGAAGGTTTAGGAAGACAAGATACAGGAAACCAAGGTTTGACAATAGAAGGATTAAAGAAGGGTGGCTCGCACCCTCAATCAGACAAAAGATTGACTCACATGTAAGGATTGTCAGTTTAATCCACAAATTGTTACCTGTGAAACAGGTTAATGTGGAGGTGGCTGCATTTGACATGCAGAAGATTAAAAATCCAGACATTAAAAGCTCTGGATATCAGATGGGGGAACAACTTGATTCTTATAATGTAAGGGAATATGTATTGTCCAGGGACAATCACATTTGTCAACATTGCAAGGGAAAAAGCAAGGATGATGTATTGCAGGTTCATCATATTGAGAGCAGGAAAACAGGTGGCAATGCTCCTAACAACTTGGTTACACTTTGCAAGACTTGTCATGAAAAGTACCATTCAGGTGAAATAACATTGAATGTTAATCGTGGAAAGTCATTTAGGGATGCGAGTGCAATGAGTACGATGAGGTGGTTCTTGTATGAAGAACTGAAGAGTAGGTTCAGCAATGTGAATATTACTTATGGTTATATTACTAAGTACAAGAGGATTAAGTTAGGTTTGTCTAAGGAGCATTACAACGATGCTTATTGCATAACTGGTAATCTTAATACAAGTAGGCTTTGCAATCATCATTTAATAAGGTTCATACCTAGGCATAGTAGGATATTGCATATGCAGAAATTCAGTAAAGGCGGTGTAAGACGAAGTGCTAGTGCTTCTTATTGGCTTAACGGTGGTAAACCTTCAAAAAGCGGAGCAATGTTTACCATGTTTGACAAGGTTAAGTTCAATGGTATTGTTTGTTTTATCAGTGGAAGTAGTAATGGTTATGCTGCATTAAGAGATATAAATTGGAACAAGGTTCACGGTTGTAAGACAACTGTAACTGTTAATAAATTAGCATTAGTTTCTCGAAGGCGTGGCAGCATGTTGTTTGGGGAATTATGCGGATAGTCATATTCTTCAATAGTATTATTGGGGTTGTGTAGTTGTTCCGATGATGATGATAGTGAATACAAAGATGCTATTATTGGCACATGGGAATTGACCCAAATAGAATTTGGCGGAGGATGGACATCTATACCAAGACGGACTTATGCAACATTTAATTCTGACGGTACTTATAATGGAAGAGGGTATTTTGGAAACAGATCTGGTACTTATAAAATTTCTGGGAACACTATCATTTGCTATATTGAAGGTGAAGAGTATGTACGATATGATATTATCGAACTTAATTCAAATTCATGTACACTAAATATGAAAATTGGCAGTGAAGAATTTAAGATTAAATGTATAAAGCATTAATGAAATATACTCGGTTTTCATAATTTTAGAGAACCGAGTATTTACAATTTATAACTAAATATTTAATGTAGTATGGCATTTTATTCTTACCTTAGCACCAAAATAATTATGGCATTTATAACTAAAAGTTATCAAAATTTATTTGGTGTAAGATCGCATATTAATGCCAAAAATAAATAAAAAATGAATCAAGTAAAATTTGTAAAATTAAGACGGGATGCAGTTCTTCCCGAAAAAAAAACTGATGGTGCTGCTGGGTATGATTTGTATGTTCCTGACAACACGTTGATTAGAAAAGGTCGTAATCTGATTAAACTTGGTATAGCCATTCAGATGCCATCAAATATGAAGGCTATTATCAAGCCTCGAAGTGGATTTTCTCTGAAAGGTATTATTGGCGTTGACGGGAAGTATCATGACGCTGATGTGTTGGATGGTGTTATTGATTGTGATTATACTGGTTGTATCGGTGTTATAGTGAAAAGTTTTGAGAAAGAGCCTTTCTATATTGCCGCCAAGGAGAGGATTGCTCAGCTTCTTTTCAGTAATTATATTGAGGTTGAATTTGTTGAGGTTGAAAGCCTTGATTCAACGGATAGGGGTGATGGAGGTTTTGGTTCCACAAATAATTCAGGCAAATGAGAAAAAAATTTTTATTATTTTTAGCTATTTTTTCAATAGTGTTATTGGGGTTGTGTAGTTGTTCCGATGATAAGGATGATGAATACAAGGATGCTATTATCGGTACATGGGAACTTGTTCAGGTAAAAGTGGATGGTAGATGGTATCCAATGATAAGACCTACTTACGCTAAGTTTAATCAGGATGGTACTTATGTAGGAAGGGGGTATTTTGGGAATGGTTACGGTACTTATGATATATCTGGTAAAATCATTACATGTTATGTTGATGGATATGAGTACGTAAGATACGAGGTTGTTGAACTGATGTCCAATACATGTACGTTGAAGATGATGATGGGAGGTGACAGTATGGATATTAAATGTGAAAAACGATGAAAACAAAAAAGATAAACAAGATTTACGACAAGGGTTATGATAGTGTGCTGAACAAGTATTTTATCTTAGCCATGTTTGTTGAGTTTGGTGAAACTAAATATGATCGTATTTTCTTTTCTGATAAGAAGGATGCGGATGACATAAAGGTAGGTGATTTGTTATGATTGGAGTTACGTTGAACAGCAGGGTGAAAATTATAAACCGTGATAAATACATTTCACTTCACGGTGAAGATTCTGTAAGCAAGTCAAATGTGTTCGGTAAATTTGTCACTGTTAAATACTGTTTTGAGAATGGTGAAAAGTTTCTTTGTGCGGATGACCAGGGTAAAGAGTATATTCTTTTCTCGGATTGTATTGCTTATGTTGATCATGTTAAAGAGAGAAGTATTCTTGATGAGGCAAAGGATATCCGCAGCAACAGTAGGCAGTCTGACTATGGTGATGCTGTAGCCAATTTTGAAAACATTTCCAAGATGGCTTCTTTGATTACTGGAAAGGAATTATCTCCTTATGACTGTGTTGCTGTACAGATAGCTGTAAAGCTATGCAGACAGGGATTCCATAAAAAGCGTGACAATATGGTTGATTTGGCTGGCTACGCTGATATAATGCAATTGATAGTGGACAAGGAGAATGTGAAAAATGGGAAAAAAGGCTGACAACGCATTGATTTTTAGGAGAGTTCTAGCGGCAAGCGGACTCTCCGATACTGATGTTAACAGGAAAAGCAGAAAACATGATATTGTTATGAACCGTGCTCTTGTGTGCTGTGTCATGCGTGACATGGGTTTAAGTATGTCTGAAATTTCTGATTTTATATGTATTGACAGGAGTAGCATATACAATCTTTTAAAATATTCTTCTGAACTTGACGATAGAGTAAGGGAAATAAAATCAAAGATAAAGGAGGAAAGGTAATGGGTTTGAATAAAGGATGGGGTAAACTTCCCCTTAGTAACAATCTTCTTGTTGACGATGAAAAACAGAAGAAGATTGATATAGCAAAGCATATTGATGATGCGAATGAGATGGAGTTATGGGCTGCGTCCGCTTATGTCATAGATACCAATCCTGTCTTGTTTTACAAGGCTACACACGTTGTTGACGAGGGTATGTCAGAGCGTTCTTTGCTTATGAAAGCCAAGCAATGGGTGAACTCTCCAAGGATAACACAGATTGTCAATTATGCCAAATCTTCCATGCTTGCTTCCGATTATGTGACACCATCCATGAGGCGTGTATTGGAAGGTGAGAATAAGGAAAAGACAAAGACTTTGATAAACAAGGATAACCTTGAATTTGAAGATGCGATAAGCCTTATAGAAAGTTTCCTAAAGCGTTCTGATATAGATACTGCTGATTTTAAGGATGTGAAAGGTGCACTTGATATGCTTGCAAAGTTCAAAGGTTGGCTTTCTGATGATGATGCTGGTGAAGATTTCTACGACAAGACCACCATAGCGTTTTTCCCATACGATTGCGACAAGTGTGTCCGTGCCAAGGCAGGGTTATGCAACAAGTGTGTATATCATCGTGAATCAACAGGCGATCTTAGTGATGATGAACGTAAATGGATAAAGGAAAACGATACATGGAAAGGATAGTCTATGTCGGTAAGGAAAGCCACTAATTTGACGGTAAGGAATAAAGAAAGGGAAAGGCGTGTAAGGGAAATAGAGGAAGAGGGAGTATTTGATTATTACCATAAATTTACTCCTGTCCAGTTGTACAGGTACCTTTCGCCTCTATGTAGTATTGATGCGTTACGGGTATTACGTTTGTGCGTATTATCCGCACAGAGAGGAGATAATATGATAACGTTGAAGTTTATAAGGAGGCAACTGAAATATAAACCTAGGCGTTCTGTTTTTGATTCATTGATAAATGCCGGATTGATAATAGAACCAGTTCCTAATGTTTTTTCCTGTACGGTGAAGGTGAATGAGTATTCTCATATATTGAGCATGATGCGTATTGATGATAATGCTCCCGATGTTGTAGATGTGGATGATTTAAATTGTTACAAAGTTGTAGCAGAGGATAATATTAGTTACCGTGTCGTTAGCAAACGGGGGAGTGTTGTAAAGAGTTTCACTGAAAAGAGTGAAGCAAGCAATTATCTTGATAAACTGTATTTCCCTAAAGGTGAAGATGGTGACGTGGAAGCATTGTCGAAAGAGGAAGAGGAAGAATTAACTGTTTGATTAACAATTTTTATTATTGTTTTCTGTATTAGTTTATTTTTTAATATTACTTTTGTCGCATGAGATATTGCTATGATAAAGAACGGTATGATTATCTTGTCAACGAGATTTTAAAATGTGGCAAGATACTTAAAGAGAACACCACTAACGGTAAGGAAGTTAGCTGGAAGGTTTTCTGGATAAGGGTGGACGCTCACAAAAGAAGGCTGTTCGCAATGAGAGAGTTGGACAAAATTAAAGAATATAAGTATAAAAAATAAAAAAATGGATTTAGTATTAAATTGTAAAGTAAAGAAAGTAGGTCAGTTACAGACTGGTACAAGTAAGGCAGGTAATCCTTGGCAAAAAAGAAATTTTCTCGTTGAGGAAATTGGTTCTATGTATGCCAAAGAAGTGTATTTCTATGTAATGGGCAACCTGTGTGATCTTCAATTGAAAGAGGGTGATACCATTACTGCCCATCTTGAAATCAGAGCAAGAGAATACCAGGGTAAATATTACAATGAAGTTGGGTGCTTTAAGATAGATATGCCGCAACCAGCACAAGCACCTGCACCTGCTCCATCACCTGCACCTGCCCAGCCTGAAAGACGGGATGATTTGCCCTTTTAAGATTGCAATGCTTTCTGAAATGTGTGGTTTTTGCTTATATTGATTAAATTCTTGTTTTTGTTTGCGGATGGAGGTTTATCTTTTTTGCCATATTTCGGGTTTTCCTCCATCCGATTTTAGGCAATGATATACAATCGGACACCAAAGATAAAATCAATTCATTTCAATTTGAGTGCCATCACTTCTAATGATGACACCAACAGCATTAAGAGGAACTTTTATCTTAATGCTTAATTCACAAAAAGAATAACTCATAATATATATAAATTTAGGCCTTAATTATTATCTTTGTGGTGATTTTGGCACCGTCGAAGATCCTTAAAGCAATATTTGTCTTATGGACTGTTGCCTGGATCTTAATTCTTTTCATAATTTAAAAGGGGTAGGGGTGGTATAGTCCTTTTCATTTATGCTATAACCACCCCTTATTTATTAGGAATGTATAGTCAGTTAAACACTAGATATATGAAAAATTTGTTCAAAATGTACAGAGAATGGAGAAATAGAAAGTTTGTGGAAAAGATAAACAAGGTCTATTTCAAACAAGATAATTACGGCAATCTTTTTATGGAAGGAAGCCTGTATGTTTATGGTAAAAACAATGGTGTAATTTCATATTGTCCGGATAAGTCATTTAATGAGGTTAAAAAGTCTATATCTGACTTGTCATGAGAAAAAAAGAACTTCTTAAAAAGTTGAGAGAGTATCAATCTTGGCGGAAAGGTGCTGACACTCCCATGATGCCGCCATCCGAAGTCACAAGGATTATTGATTCCGCAATAACGGTGATAGAAAAGTCTGATACAAGCAAGGCGAATGCTGTGCTGTTTAAAAAAAAAGTGATAGACAAACTTCACATCACTGTCGGTGCTCTGATTTTGGACGGGTATGATGAGTTAGATTCCTGTGTAAAATATGTTAATGATTTAATACGTGAGTTAGATGAAAATTAATTTGTTTGTAAACGGAAATTTGGTGTGCGACCGAAGCGAAGCGAGGGAGCACAGGGGCAGTCTAGCTGCACAGGGGCAGTCTAGCTGCACAGGGGCAGTCGAAGTTATAACACTATGTGGTGAGGAACTTCCTAGTGATTATGACATTTCTGATGCTGTTATAATTGATGGCGATATTCATTGTCGTAGTATCAGTTATAATGGCATTGTTGTTTGTAAAGGTTCTTTTACCGTTATAGAGGAAGGGGGTAATTATGGGTCACTCTAACGGTAAAATTACTGCACCTGTCGGATTGGATAGTGATATATATCCTACTCTAGGTATCGGTCCCACTAGTGATGGTTATGATTTGGGATATGCGTGTGCAAATACGCATGGGAGAATAAACAGATATTCATATATCAAACCAATTGATAGATCTGATTTAGGCGTTGTGCAGTTTAACGATTCTACATATACTGCGTTTACAAAAATGATAATATATACAATAGGAAATTCTGTTCCATCTAGCACTATCGCAGAGTATAAATCTCCCAAAAGCGCATATCGTATTACTGATTTTGATGGGTATAATCATGTAGAATATCCTGTAAAACTTAATATAAACATTCTTCCATCAAATATATTAGATTATGATACGTATAGTCAAACTGTAAAACTTGATTTAAATGGAAGTTCTAGAAATCTTTTATCACTACTTATAAATGATACTGTTTCTAGTTCAATAAAATCATGGAGATGTGCTATTTTAATTATTGCAGAGAAGAATGGTAATAGAAGATTTTTTTTAGGAGAAAGAGGAACTTCTGATAGTCTAAGATTAGGTTTTTCTCCAAACAATTCAAATATTTATTCTGCTTTTAAAAGTATGGATATAGGCACTTGGTCTTGTACCATAATGGCTGTAGCAGTACATGGAAGTCACCCTGACAGTAATAATGAAGCACATGAGATTTCATCATCTACAGGATATAAATTCCCTATTATTCCAGAGTGTTTTGGATATAAGACAAAAATAACAGGTGTGAAAATAACTACTCCTAAAAAGAGATTTTTCTATAAAGTTATTTTTATAGATAATTCAGGTAGGGGAACATACATACCTTATGACATACGTGTGCAAATGGTTGTACAAGATAATAATAATAAAACTTTATTTAATCCTGGTATTAAGACATGGGGTGATATAGAACGTGATTCTATTTCTGTTTCTGGAAGAGAATACATTTACGAAGAAAATTATACAATAGATGATGGAAGTGGTAGATTAACAGGGTTAAAATGTTTTATGACAATACCTGATTATGAAGAAGAACCAGGCATTTGGGAAACTCCAAATTTAAGCGGAAGTAATTATTCTAGATACATATATAATCAAGGTTTACATACCACAGAATTGGAATGGGATTTATCTAGTAAAGAAGTTAATGAGTTTAGAGTTTCTTTAGCATATAGAGATTCTTCCCAATAACACATATTGATATGTCTATAACAAATTTCTTATTCAGTAAACACTGGATATAATATACACAAACAATGGGCATGGAACGGCAGCTTAGGTCTGTCTGTGTGTATTCTGTATTGCTCATCAATGCAGAACTGGCATGGGTTTTTAGATGTTACTGCTGTTCTCCATCCCTTGAAATTTGGAATGTTTTTCCATGAGTTGTAATTTGCTTCATTGAAAATACCTAAAATCATCTGTTGCTCTATAACATACAACTGGCTTATACCATTTGTGGCATATCCTCTCCCATAGTGTTTCTGTTTGCTTGGCGAAATAAATGATACATTATATGGTGATGATATGTTGTTCCATATCTTCTTTTGAACATCATCCGTTATTTTCTCTATATTGTTCGTTTTTATGGACAGTAATGTATTGGCAAGATATACTTCAACAACAGCGCGGAATCTGTTTGTATTTGTGTTTATTCTCTGCTTTGTCGTTTCTCCACCGTATGTCCTTTCCATATATTCCTTAATTCCGTTGTCCGTCATTGAAATATACTCCCATCCAAGATCATCGTTTAATTCGAGTGACAGTTTATTGCTTTCCAATACATATTGGTATATGTCGTTATATATATCCTCGCGGAACTTTTTGGTCAGTTCCAGCACTTTTTCTTTTTGGCTATCTGGGAGTTTTGATATTGACTTGAATGATTTAGCCCCTGCCAAAAGAAATACGGACAGAAGGTCTTTAGAGAACTTCTCCGCACGTTCTTTGGTTGACGATTTGATACCGTTCGCAAGTCTTTTTACCTGGAAGTAATAGTCTGCAATCTTAGATATTTCTTCTTTGTTGATCATTGGCTTCTACTCTTTCTGTTATACCGTTTGCTACCATGTTTATCATCAAACTCTTGAAATCGCTTTGACTGTACACCTTTTGCCCAATTGATGCTAGAGTTTGAAATATGACAATTTGATTCTCGTACAAAACCTTTTGGTTCTGTATGATAGCGTCAAGTTTCGATAATATTTCTCTTTCGTTGTCCATAGTGCAAAGGTATGTATTAGACTTTAATTTACCATACAAATTGTTTTATTTCATTGGGTGTCATTGTATGTTTATATGTAATGTAACAAAAAAGGCAACAGTGAAGATTCACATCTGCCTGCTGCCAAATTAAAAACATCGTAATGGTTCATTTACATAGTGCAAATGTAACAAAAATATGTTTTACATATATATAACCAAACTGAATTTTTAATTAATGTTGACATATTAGTCTTACGTTTGTACATAAAAAAAGCAAGAAAAAGGGTCCAATCTATTTCTTGCTTTTTAATTTAGTTTTTTTATGAAAATTCTATTTATAGTTATATTCGTTTACGGATCTTTTTACATTGCAAATATAATACTTTTTTGTATATTTGCAATGTATCAATAAATAAAAAAAACATGGAACTATTAGTAGAAAGAAAATGGTGTAAGCCTGATTATACTATAGGGCGTTTGTATATTGATGGTGAGTTTTTCAGTAATACGCTTGAAGATCGGATCGTTGACGTGAATAAGAACGGAGTGTTTGATGGAAACGAGAAGAAAGTTTATGCTGAATCTGCTATCCCTTACGGTAGATACCAGGTTATATACAACTGGTCCCCAAAATTTGGGCGTAATATGCCAAGACTGTTGAATGTGCCTCATTTTGATGGTATTCTTTTTCACAGTGGGAATACTGCAAAGGATTCTGCCGGGTGTATCCTTGTTGGTAACAATACATCAAAAGGCAGACTTACCGAATCACGCTATACTTCTGACAAGTTGAACAAATTGATTGACGATGCGATAAAGCGTGGCGAACAGGTTTGGGTTACGATTAAGTAGTGTGTTATCTCATCAACTATGTGTTGAAGGAGTTACAGGAGCGATGTTTTTGTCGCTCCTTGTTTTTTAGTAATAATAGATTATGTACAGTGCTATACTATTCTCGCCAATTTCCCATCGGACGGTTTTCCGCCAAACAGGTGATTGATGTATGCAAGACCTTTTTGTGTGCATAGAACAACCATCACGACAAAACCTGGGTGATTCTCTCTTGGAATAGGTTTTTCTTTCATCTCGAAATACCCAGCATCAATATATTTCTGTTTTGGTTCGTTCCTGTTAGCAAAGAATACTCCTGCTTCACGAAGTTTCTTGAACAAAGAGTTTCTTCCAAAAGGCAATCCAAGTATCTTTGCCGCCTGTCCTATATCGCACTTGCCTTCCATTGCAAAGGCTTTGTCGGCGAAGTCCGCTTTGGGCTGAATTTTGGCAATCTTGGCATCTTTTTGTTCGATTTGCTTTTTCTGTTGCTCCGATTCAATGCGCAACCGTTCTTTCTCCTTTTCAGAAGCTACCAAAGCTTCCAAGGCTTCAAGATAGGTTTGCGGAGTTTGGATAGCCTTTTTCTCATTTTCGAGATATTCAAGACGGTCTATGATTTTTTCACGTAGAACTGCATCGTAGCCCGAAGCGAGAATAAGACAACCTTTCGGAGTTAGATTAAATAGAGGTCTTTCTTGACCGTTAGCGTCTGTGTATTAGCCCAATCCAAAATTGGATTCGGCTACACCTTGCGATAATAGATTGCGAATATCACGCATAACATGGGCATGTTGTTTACCCGTGACCTCTGCTATTTCAAGGGAGGTCATACCTTTTTGATTTGGAATTAAACTTTCCATACTTACTATTGTTTGGCATTATAATTATAGACAGAAAAACGGCTGCCATTTCCCGTGTCGCCAAACAATAGTAAGATTTTCTCCGAAGAGGAAATATTACGCAGGAAAGACAGCCGTGTATTTTCATACAAGCGATTGGGCATAAAAAAAGCCCAGCTAATATAGTGAGCTATAACCGTGCTCTACGGAGAAAGAATACTTTACTATTGTTTGGCACCACAAAGTTACAACAATTCCTTAAACTACCAAACGAAAACAATATTTTTTTGAAAGCTGCGTCGGCAAAGTCCGCTTTGGGCTGGAGTTTCTCTATCTGTTTTTGCTGCTTTTCATTCTCCAAAGCCAAGCGTTCTTTCTCTTCTTCGGCTTGTATTACCATTAGTGCAAGCTCCTTCCGGGAAAGTTCATGTTTGTTTTCCTCACATGCGATAAAATATTTTCTAGCTTGCCTTCCCCGTTCGTTGTTTTCAATCATAGATAGCTCTTTTGCCATACTGATTGACAGAGCATATTCGATTCGTTTAGTAGCTCCTATTTCTCGCTCCACAATTTCGGTGAATGATTGAAAATCAACACCTTCAATAAAATCATAAGATTTAATACGATCTTTAATCCATGTTGAAAAATCCCTTTTACTTTCAAGAAAAGAATGCAAATCACGTGCATTAACGGCTTTCTTACCGTTATTATCACTAATAGGAATAAGTTCATTCGTTGTGACGTTCATATTTTAACGAATTGTGATAAAAAGAAACCCTCCGTAGGTGTGAACGTCACAACATACGCAGGGCATAGAAGTCGCAGATTGTTTTCTTTCTGCCACCTTAGAGGGATTCTTAATATCTTGTACAAAATCTGTTCGATTTATTTTGCCAAATATTATTATGTTATGACGTTCACCACAAAGTAAATAATAATTTTTGATATATAAAAACTTTGTGGTGTGATTTTTTTTAAATTAATCCAAGTACCATACCGACTGCTCCCCAGAATACATCTCTCCATTCGGGTACTCCTTGTCTAAGCCACTTATCGTAGACGATTTCTTTCCCTACAAGAATAAACAAGGTTAGTGATATTGCTGTCCATACGGAGAAAAACCATTGCGCCACGCTCACTACAAGTATTCCTGCAATGAGGTGCTCCATTCCGTCAACTCTTAAATTGTTAAGGCATATATAGTCCAATGCCCTTCTGATTTTTCTTAGAAAGTTTGTAAATTTTCCCATAGTTTAGCTGTTTTCGTTGTTTTCGTTGTTTTCATTATTTTCCTCTATCACCCTAGCTTCCATATCGTTTAATCTTCTGTCTTGTTCGTCCATTCTATCATCTTCGTTATTTGCTGAGAAATCGCTTTCTTCTCTTGCTGTCTGTAATGATATTATTCGGGAGTTCACAAGCTGAACGAGTGTATTGTTCCATTCAGAGAAGTCTATGTATGAGTATGGCTCTATGGTAGCGTTTATTCTTAGAGCGTTATAACCTGTTGCGTCACCTTCCATTACTCCTACATAGTATTTGAATATATTGGCCATGTCATTTATGGCTGTATTCATCATTTGTGCATCACTTCTCGCCCATTCCATTTCCGGCTCGTAATACATTGCTGTTGTTCCAGTAGGTCTGTCACCTGATGATGATTGCATTGGCGGAACAACACCGCTTCCGTCAAGTATCCCGTTGTATATGTTGTCTATTTCGGTGAACAGTGAGTTTGAAGCGTCCATCTTACCCATGAACTGTGCATCATCTTCTGCTCCTACACGTAAAATGGAAGTTCCTCCCAATCCGTTTCTTTGAATGTTTATTCTTCCGTTAGTCTTGATAAGTAGCATTTGGAATGCCTGTCGTGTGTTGTATTCTCCTATCATTGACATTAAGAACTCGAAATCGTCTATCAAGTCCTGTACTGCCCCCCAAAATGGAAGTTCAAGCCGTAGATATACTACAGGTATAAATCCCAGGTTATGGAATTGATGCAGTTGTATGATATTTCCGTTTTCGTCAATATCCGTTGCTATATCTCCGTTGGAATCAAGCGTGTAAAACTCATCTTTAGTCCATACATCGACAAGTGTGTCTGTATGCTCTTCTCCATCAGCCGAGATATATGTGGTTGTATATTCCCTTGCGAAAGCTATTCTTTCCCCTCTTCTGTTTTTATGTTCATACAGTATATCTCCTTTTGAGTAGCTGAAAGACCTGTATTTTATCTCGTCCTTATCCTTATATATATATATGGCAGCATCTCCTACCTTTCCGGCTTCGCTTATAAGTTCAAACTTGGCTGTTTCCATGAGAGAATCAGTCCAGTATTCCTTGTATGTTGTCAGCTTATCCCTGTTCTGCTGGTTTGACGCGCTTTTCTTTATCTGAAATTTAAGAGGATTGGTACACAGGTGTGATACCCTTTTCTTGTGTATCATCCTTTGAAGAGGAAATGCTCGTCTTTGCAGTACATAGGGAGTTGATGCCAATTTCTTTTTTCTTTTCTGAGCACCTACATTCGCGCTTTCATCATCCGATGATGTGGCATCCTCGTCTGACGGGATACTGTCTTTCCAGTCGGGTCTGTTGTGTATATAATGCCCTGATGTATCCCATTGCGCTAGGAAATCATCCTGTGACATATATTTGTATATCAAAGTGGAGCGTCTTGGCTTTTTCTTTGTTCCTCCACCTCTCCCATCGTCACATCTTGACGGAAGTGCCACTTTGAACGGTTCTTTTCGTAATAAAACGTCTAATTTTAAAATTTCCATAGGTAATTATAAATATTTTAATTCATCCATTATATCGTTAGGTATGTCAATCATTACATCGCATATATCAAAATATGTCCTGTATAAAAATGTTCCTTCTATCAAGTCGGGTGAGCATCCTACAATCTTTTTTGCTTCCTGCTTTTTCAGAAGTCTTAGTTTCCCGTTTTCCCTTTCCACGTCACGTCTTATTGCTCTTCTCTGGTCCATCAACGCTTCCCGTATTGTTTTGTTTACATACGGTTTGTCGAGAAGTTCCGGGTTTATGCTGAATCCGCAATATCCTAAGTTTGTTCCTTTTATACGTGTTACCATTTCATCTGCAAGCTGTGCCCTTAGATCGAAATAGAATCTTACAGGTTGATCATCCTTGCTTTTGTCTAGTCTTTTCGGAACACCTCTAAGTATTGCCAGGCTTTCGGGAAATGCGTCACGGAATGTAGGTGCTCCAAGACCGTCAAATGCCAGTCTGTTTTCACCGATTCCCCATTTCCGTAGATTGTTTCTTACCCATCGGTTTAAATCCCTTGGCTTTAATGTGTTTGACCATTCCAGGTCTTGTAAGTGATGTCCTATGAAGTGCCCCATTACACAAACGTCACCAAGACCGTATGCTATATCCAGTGTAGCACATTCAAAGTAATCGTCAAACACGGGCTGCGATGAGAACATTTCCTCCATTTCGTCACGGGTTATCCACTCGTTTCCCCCTTTTATCAGCTTCCATGAACCTAATGCGTTTATGGATACTTCCTGTGCTGTTCCTCCAAGGTTTTTCTGATAGTCGGGATTGGAAGCCATAAGTATCTTGTTATCTTCCAGCCCAGAAGCTATAAAGGTTATGCTCTTGATGTATCTTTTACAGTTTGTTTCGTCAATTTTGGTATTTTTACCGAATCTTGCGATGATATAATCTTTTGCCTGAGCAAATACTTCTTGTGGGCTGTCACCCCATGCTGTTTCATGTATAGTATCTCCATATTGAAAGAAATATCTTACCTTTCCCGATCTTTCTGGAATTGCTATTCCGTCATCGTCCACCCACCATGATACCAGTGCTCTCCAGAAATCGCTGTACGGGTTTGGATTGCACGCACCTGTAAGACCTGTTCTTAGTCCTGATGATGAACGCAATACCGTTTGAAGGTAGTTTATGATAGGTTCCGTTGCCTGTGAGCACTCGTCTATCGCCACCTTCACAACGTTACCACCCTGTTGTCTGTCCTTAAATTCATTTATGCCTTTTTCTCCCGACAGGCAGGCATCACCGAAATAATCGTACCGTATTTCACCTCCTGCGTCAAGTCTTGAAAGGCGTTTTGAATCAATATACTCACCATAAGGTTCAACCATCTTTGAAACCACTTTAAGAATACCGTCCGCTTTTTCTGCGGATGTCTTGTCCTTACGGAAAACAAGTGCGGAAAATGACGGATGGTTGCATGAACTCAGTATATCCATTCCAAGGCATACGGATTTTCCTCCCCCACGATTCCCGTGAAGTATCTTTATCCCTGCCCTGTTCCTTAGAAATGCCTCCTGTGAACCTTTCTGTGGGGCAAGCATATTTACCTTGTATCCCTTGCTTCTTCTGTCCTCTATATATCTTTGGACGAAATCAAGGCTTTTATATGGTATGATTCCCCTTTTGCCATATCGTTTCAGCGATTTGACAACATCCTTAGTCTTTAATCCTCGGTATTTTAAGTCAATTTCTTCCATCTTTCTGTATGTATTTTGCAAATATAATGTTTTTTTAAATATTTTTTTGCTTATACACATTTTTTAACTACATTTGCATCGGTAAGAGGTACTTACTGTGCGCAAAGGTCTTGTGCATGAATCACATAAAAAAAAATAAATAGTATATGGATGAAAATGTAAAAGTCATTTTTGAAGGTATCAAGAATGCGTTGGGAGAAAGTAGCTCCGTTATTACAGATCGTACAATCGAACAGACAATTAATGAGTTCTCAGCGTTCGCACCGCAGGAAAATGCGGAAAAGTTCTGGAATGAAAGTGTTGTGAATCATTTAAAGAACACTGTGGCAGGTCAGGTAAGAGCGTTTGCGTCTGATAAGCGCAAAGAGTGGGATACAATCAAGGAACAGGAGATATCCAACTTGAAAAAGGAATGGGAAAAATCACATTCGTCACAACAACAACAACAACAATCATCCGAACAGAAACAGTTTGAGTTGCCCGATGATGTCAAGGCTAAACTTGAAGAGTTTGAAAAGTTCAAGAAAGATTTTGAAGCTAAAGAGCAGGAGGAAAAGCAGAAGCAGATTGTAACTGAAAAGCGCAAGAAGCTGTCTGATTTGATTAAACGCCCGGAAGCAGGTATGCCTAATGAGTTGTTGCGCAACATCATTTTTGAGAACATTCAGATTTCGCCCGAAGAGGAAGATACAAGCATTCTTCTGAAAATACAGGGAAAGTACAATGAAACGTGTACTAAATACACAAAGGATGGCATTAATCCTTTCATCTCTGACAAGGGTGGTTCTAGCGATGTAAAGTCATTCATAGATAGAAAGAGAGAAGAAGATAAGGCTAACAAGGAAAACAACATTGTCAGCCGATATTACAGTAAAATTAACAAATAGTTTTTTTAATTATGAAAGCAGGAGTTCTTGCAACAAGTTATAGTAAGATTGGTGGCGCAAGACATATCTTTTCTAATGATACGTCTTTGCACGTACTGTTGGTAGGATGTAACGTTTCAGTAGAACGTATGCCTACAGTTGGGAACAAACTTCCGGCTGGTACCATGATTAAATGCGATTCCTCAAAACAGGATAGCGGTGATATTCACTATTCATTCAGAATGTATGAGAAATCGGATTCTGGTGCTACGGTAAAAGTTGAAAAAATCATGGGTAATACAGTTGCCAAGGTTGGCATGGTTGTCGGTAAAGCACCTACTACTGCCGCAGGTACTACAACTGGTTTTACCATTAACGCTATTGATTCGTCTCATGACGAATATGACATCCTTACATTGTCCGGGGATGCAGGTAAATTGGAATTGACCGATATTTTGGTTGAAGTTACACAGGTTGGTGCTAGCGCAAAATTCAAGGTTATTCCCAATGCTATCCTGCCTTATGATGTTGACACCATTCCCGGTGCCACTCTCTATCCTTTCAACGGTGCATGGATGGTGACAAGTGAGATTTTGGAAAAACGCATTCCGCCCGTAGCTTCGGCAATCAAAAAGGCGATGAAGGATGATGAATCATATCCTTGCGTTTTCCGTTACACATTGTATAACTAATTAAATTTTTTCGTTTTATGCAAAGATCGACATTTAGTTTCTATGATTGGCATTTCTCTGGGGAGATGCAGGAACTTATGGATTATGCCAATCAGAAATTTGATAACGAAAACTGGAGAAGCTACGGAGATTGGGATGTTCCTCAGATGAGTAAATCATGGAATGTCATGGTTGACGAATACACACAGGCTACCCGTCCTGTAATGCTGGCTCCTTTGGCTGAAAAGCCTATTATGGACACTACGGGATTTGAATGGTATTCGGGCCGTATTCCGAAGATGGGTCACGCCATTCAGTTTATGGAAACCGATATTCAGGAGTTCTATGAACTTGACATTCCGCAAGGCGCATTGCTTGACAAGATCCGTGAGAAATGGTACACAAAGATGGAAGCGTGTATCCAAGGTTTCCATACCGAGTTGAACTGCATGACTTATCAGGCTCTTTCTACAGGTATGCTTAACTATACAGCTAGTGGTACCAACTCAATCCCTGTTCAGATTGACTATCGTGTTCCTGCAAAACACAAGTTGAAAGCGTTGAAGCAGAAATGGTTTAGCGATACAGACTGGACACCGATCGAGAATGCAGATCCTATTAAAGACCTTCAAAGAATGTGTAAGATTGCCGACAATGATGGTGTTCCATACGATCACTTTGAAATGTCCAAGGATTTGTATGACAACTTCCTGATGCACCCAAAAGTGACAGCAGCAGTACAGGCTCGTCTTGTTCCTGCCGCAGCATCTACTACAATCTATCCTATGAACAATCAGGAGATTGTTGATGTGCTGATGAAGGTGTTCTCTATTCCTGTGATTATTCCTGTTGATGAAAAATCAAAATGGAACAAACTTGGCGTGATTGAGGAAGCCAAACCGTCTTTTGAAAAGAACACCGTTGTTCTTGTTCAGAGCGGTCAGTTCTTCCGTATCAAGAACTCACCGTCAATGTATTTGCAGGATACCAACCCGGCTGTACGTATTTCTTCTTTGGAAGGCGAACGTATCGCGTTCTTGCATCAGTATTCTTCCGAACCGTATGCGGAGAAGAGTTCAGGCGAGTTGTGGGCATGTCCTGTGATGAAGAATCCGAACAACCTTATCATTATGAAGGTTGACGAACAGTCAAATACGGGATTGTAAAAGGTTGAACCATGAAGGTCATTATTGATATAAATGGCGAAGGCACAGCAAAGGGCGCAGGGGAGTATTTCATTGGAGATACTCTCACGCTCCAAGCTATTCCCGAAGAAAGTGTAGAGTTCGGATACTGGCTTATTGCCGACAATGAAACATTGAAGCCGGAAGATAGACTGAAAGTTTCGGATAATCCGTTTACTATTCAAGTTACCCCTCAGATAACAGCAAAGGGTAACATGAAGGTGGAAGCATATTTCTATATGTCTATGCGTGAATATCTGAAAGCACAGATTGACTATGAGTTGAAAAACACATCGTATATCAGTGTTGCCCAGAAATGGGGATTCCGTTTGTCTGATGACAGCCGTGAAACGTCTGAGATGAAGAAGGATTTGGCTTATGCTGACTTGTTGCTCATTGTTTGCACTGCCCCTTCAACGATACAGGGAAAGACGAAGAAAGCCGGGAACTGGTCAATTACCGACACAAGCAAGACTATTTCTATCAATGACAAGAAAAGATTGGAGCAACGCGCAAAGGATTTATACGCCAAATGGGGTTTGAATTTGGATGTTGGAACTGATGTTGAAATAACTAGATTAAGATGGTAGTATGGGAAAAAGTATTTTAGGTGAGGATATGTTTCCTGATATGGTGAGAATTTATCAGAACAAGAACAGTTCGGATAAATATCAGACCACCCCGTATTGGGAGATGATATACGAAGGAAGGGCAAACATACAGGAAAAGGATACAGGTTCGGAAACGAATGATGTTGGTAAATCCGAATATGCCGCCTACCTAGAAGATAACGATGTAACCATACCTTCCGGGTGTCTGTTGGATTGGCAGAATTTCAACCATCCGTTTTCGGACAACAGCAATAGCTGGCGTGAGATAAAGAAACCTCCATTTAACAATATGGAATTTGGTACGGTAATATACTTTAACCAAATAGAAAACTAGAATACTATGACAATCAATTGGACGGAAATAATACTTGCTTTGTTGGGTACTAATGGTATAACCCTTCTAACTTCAATATTACTGTTTAAGCAGAAGAAGGAAAAAATGGAAACTGAAATTGATTCTTCTACCTTGGACAATCTTGAAAAAGGGTTTGCTATTCAGGGTGCTCAGTTGAAAAAGGCACAGGAAGAAATATTGAGTTATCAGCAATCTCTTCATGATGCTTATCAGAAGATACAGGAGCTTTATAATGAGATGAACAAAATCAAAAACGAGTTGAAATGCGCAAAAGATGATCGAGATTCATTAAAAAAGCAGATTGATAAACTGAGTAAACCAGTAACAAGAAAGACAAGTACAAAAAATGCAGGCAAATAACAACGATAAAGTATTGAAAGAGTTTGGTAGTAATGTCCAGCTTGCTTTGGATGCTTCTATCATGCAGTTCATGGAAGATATCGCCACGAATATCATGGATGATATAAAAGACATGGAGGGATTTACCAACCAAACTTTCAATCTTGAAGATAGTTATGGCTGTGGCATTTACAAAGATGGAGTCCTAAAGAAGATTGTGTGGGCAAATGCAACGAAAGTTGCAAATGAACCTAGGAAACGTAACAATGTAGAATATTGGGGGCGTGAACTTGCCGAAGATTTCTTCAACAGTTACAAATCCGATGGTTCTGACAAATATGAACTGGTTGTCGCTGCTGTCATGTATTATGCCAAGTATGTGGAGAACTATCATTTGTTGAATGTTCTTTCAGATTCTTGGATTAAGACAAAGACAGATTTAAAAGGGGGCAAATATACTGTGGTTTTTAAGAAAATTGCAGCTAATATGTTAAACAAATATTTTAAGTGAAGTTATGGGCTACTTTAATCCTTCAACAATAAATACCACCTTGTACAATATTGTATTGGACAAGAAGATTGCTGACGATGTATATAAGGTACAGCGTCCTGCAAGTGTTGATGATAAGGTAACTAGTTTTATTGTCGTAAACAACAATACAAGAATTGTAAGCAATACCGAGGGCGGCCCTTACGGTCACTTCGGGAAAGGCGAAACAATGGCTACGGTTACTTTGTTTGTAAGGGCATTGCCTGGGAACATATATCCGTCTGTCATGGATGCGTTGAGTGAAAAGATGGTAGAACTGTTCCCTCAAAAGACTGTGCAGCTTCATTTCGAGATATTTAATGTTTTACCACCAATGTTTGACGGGGTTGGGTTCTATTATATGTCCGTCCTGTTGAATGTTGACATTTCAAAGGATTAGCCGCATGAAAAACGTGAGAAAAAACAGTGGAGGCGCATCGGTAGATACGTTCTCGACAATTAACAATAACTTTTTAAATACAGAAAATAGAATGGCACGAGTAAATTTAGACACCAGCCCTGCTTACTTGAACGGGCAGTCGGCTGCTTTGACATTTGATGCGATTGAGATTACCGATGAAACTCAATATTCAAGTTTTAAGAATCCGAAGATTCTTCCCAATATTGAATCTGGTACTACGGAATCCGCTGGTACTGACGCTGACACTTCTGAAACAAAGAACGAGCAGGGTGCTATCGTATTCCAGAATATCACACCGGGTACTATGGCATTTACCTTTACAGGTATGTCCACTTCAAAAGCCGCTTTCGCTTTCTTTACACAAGGGAACGAAGCCAGGGCTGAGTTGGAATTAAGTAGTTTAACTGATACTGTTGATGCTTTCGGTAAGGGAGCTTCTCAGAAACTGAAAGCGTTTGGTGCAAGTGCATTCAAGCAGTTTGTACGTCCTATCGGTATTATCAACGGTACTGGTGATCGTATGATCTTCTTCCCGAAGGCATCATGGGCTGTCAGCTTCACAGGTGCTCCAAGTAACGCAGGATACCTTGGATTCTCCGTTACTGTGACAGCATTGGAAGTTAACACTCAGTATTTGAAAACCATGATGGTTCTCGAACTTGACAATTCGGGTATCGGTGGTTGATGTAGACGAGTGATGAATTATTAGCCGGGCGTTTTCGTCCGGCTTTTATTGTTTTTTAACTGATTGTGTTTGATTTTTGTTAACCTTTGTTGTATTTTTGCTGTAAAAAATAACGCCATGACAGATAAAGAATTGTCTGATAAATTAAAGCAAGAGGCTATAAGTCTTAGGCTGTGTAAGGAATGGACAAATGAATGGGGGAACTCGGATAAATATGAATTATGCGAGAAATATATCAGAGGCATTGACTTCTGCCTGTTAAACAGATACCCGTCAAATGAAATAATCAAGAAGGAATTTGCAGGAGTTAGGGAGAAGTTTAATATCTTTGTTGATGACACCAACCTTTTCATAAGCAATCCTAAATGGTCTATTTTTAACGGCTCGTGTGATTGCGTTGTCACATTCAACGATTTCGGTATAGGAGAGATGTATGTCAAGGATAACAGCCATGTAAGCCTTGTTGCGCTTGATAACAGCATAGTACACGTATCTTTGATTGACGATGCCAAACTTGATATTGTATCGTCTAAATATACCAAGGTGTTCGTACATACAAATACTCCAAAGAACATATCAAAGGTGGATGTGAAAGGAAAATTAATGATTAAACCGTTCAAGTTAGTTTAAAAAATGGGAATATTTAATTGGAAACAACCTGACTTAGATGATCAGATAAAGATGCAGAAGTTTGCCACTCATAAATACAAAGAGGTTATGGTTGGCAATAAGAAATTCAAGGTGCGTGGTCTTAGACTAGGCGCATACGATTATATTGTAGACAAGCTGTTGATACGTGACATTATCAACCCCGATACAGCGAAAAAGGAAATGATTGCAATTATGAAAAATGACGCATCTATTCCGTACAAAGTTGCAGCGGCAGGAGTATTGAACAACTATTGGTTTTTTGAGATAATTCCTTTTGCTAGACGTATATACGCTTGGTGGTTAAGCAGGCATTATGACCATAAGGAACTAACTCCGTTGATAGAAGCCATCGTGGAGGGGGCTAATGTAAGTGATTTTTTTACAAATACAATCCGTTTAGCGTTCTTGATAGATACGACAGCGACATTAAGCAAGAAGGATGCCATGAAATTATCTCTAGATGCAAAATCGGCTCACGAGGATCTATCCAAAAAGATTTCCCCCAATTCAGAGGGGATTTAAGGCTATTCGGAGGATTGATGATAATCAAGGACTGGGCTTTGCTATGGAAATATTCATGGAGTTATATACAGGCAGTAATAATGGACCAGCCTAAACTTGATTATCATTTTGAAGAGAAAATGAAGTTGTACAAGGCTTCTCTTACAGAAGATTTATATAAGGAAGCTAACAAGGATGCAAGTGGCTTTATATATAGGTTCAAAGAATCTAAACCTAAAGAAGAGCATCCCGATATATTACTAAAAGATGTTTTGCGATGATAACAAAATACGATCCTAAAATATATCCCCTTAAACTGTATGTTGTAGTAGGGGATGACCAATGGGGGAAAATATGTAGAAAATTTACTCAACATAATCATGACCCGATAGATATATCTAAGGATGAAATTAAAGGCTGTGATGGTATGACTATTCTTGTAAGAGAAAAAAGTACAAATAATTTAGGCGTACTTATTTGGTTATCCAACGATGGTATAGGAGTAAAGATTGTTGCTCATGAATCTGCTCATTATGTTTGTAATGTATTTGAGTATTGTGATATAGCAATGGGGTATAAAAACGGGCAGGATGAGCACTTTGCATACCTTCTAGGCTGGTGTGTTGAATGCGTAATGGATAGCGTTGCGAAATATTTAAAAAACAATATTTATGAAGATTAGTTTGTTTACCACGTGGTATGGCATCTAGTGAAATAATCCCGAAAGTTACAGGAACTTTCGGGCTATTTTGTAACCTGAAAACAATATGAAACCGATACCTATGTATCCAAGATTGATTAGTATTTTTTGCCATTTAGACAATTCCTTTTCTACCTTTACTTCTACAATTTTCTCTACGGTTATTATAGAATCTTTCGTCACTACCGTTTCTTTTTCCAAGGATGGGATGCTGTCTTGTAGAAAGTCTTTCTTGTTTTTCAAACTATGAAAAAGCCTGCCATCCGACATTATTTTAGCGTCTGATACGGCTAATGATGTTTCCAAGTGTGAACTTTCTTCAAATGTTGTATGTTGTATGTGCTCTGTTGGAAGAGTTATTATTTTTGATTGCCATACTACTCTTTCCGTTACTGTCGTGTTGTGGTCTACTATAGTTGTATTTGTCGAAGATGGAAGTAGCTTGCGTGAACAAGAACACGACAGTAACAAAAAAAATAGCAATATAGAAAACGGCTTATTCATCGACAAGATTTGTTGCGATAAGCGAGATAAATTCCTCCTTCGGTATTTCCAATGCTTCGGGAGAGTTCCATTTCACTTTAATTGCACCGTCAGTGCCAATAAGTTCAATGATTTTAGCAAATCCTTCAAAAGCGAACTTTCTAGGCTTCATATCACATTCCTCTTTCATTTTCTCTTGGTATGCTTCGGAGTATGCCTTGTTCAACTCTTCTGTTTCCTTGTTGAAATCTTCTTCTGTCTTTCTGATTTCATCCGCTTCTTTCTTTTCCTCTTTTGTCGCATCTTCCTTTCCGTCAATCTCTCTCATGTGATTGATTTTCTGTGCGCGCTCGTCATATCCTTCCTTCTTTATTTCTTTAAGAACCTGTTGCATATCATCATCGAATGCTTTTGCAGCTTTGTCGTAAGCGACACGCATAAGCATGATTTTTGCTTTCAGTTCTGATGGAAGTTCCTTCCCTTCTAGTGATAAGGGGATATTCAAGAGAGTTAATCTCTTTAAAAACATTTCTTGGTTCGTCATTTTTCTTGCCTTTTTTAGATTGAAACTGATGAGATGCCTTTCGTGTTAATGTATTTTTTCACATCGGTTACGAAAGAGTTGATGATGGTAATGATAGCAATTTGTGCTTCCAAATCGGGATGATCGTTGTAGTTGATTGCGATACCACCGTTCTGATTGAAATAGAATGTGGCGAGTTGGTTCTCTGATTCCAATGACTTCACCTCTCCGCCATCAAATGAATCAATGTTTTTTCCGTTTGATACGTTTACATTCGCATTCACCTTGTATTGTTTTTCCACATTAGCTTCATTGCTGAATGTTACGCTGGCTGAATTTACGCCAACGAGTGTTACTTTGTTTTCTTCTATAGCCATAGTTAAAAAATTATTTTATTGCAAAGATAACATAATTGTTTTTAAGTACCATTTTAAATATGTTAAAAAATACTAATGGATTTTTGTTTGTTGTAAATCATGCTCTTGTGCTTATTTTTGCTATTTTTGCAATAATTAAAAAATAATAACTATGGCTGATGTTGATTTAGGAGCATTAAAGTTTAAGATCGGTCTAGATGATTCCGGTCTTGACAAACAGATAAAGGATATACAGAAGAAGTTGCAGGACACTTTTAACCAGGAGATGTCCTTCAAGCCTATGTTGACCGATATAGGCAAAATGAATGACGAACTTAGCGAGGTTGTAGATAAGATAAACAAAGCGAATGAAAACGCGTCCAAGGTAGGAAAAGGGAAGTCGAACAAGAAAATGGATATACTTGTTCAGATGGAAGAGTTGTCAAATAAGATTGTCGAAGCGACAAGAGAGTATGACAAACTGGAAAAGACTTACCGTAACCTAGGCAATGCAGGCGGAGATAAGGGGATGGCTACAAGAAAAGCCAATCTTGAAAGTCAAAAGAAAGCGATAGATGATCTTGTGGCTGAATTGAACAGATTGAAAACGGCATATTCCCTTACTGCTAACAGTGCGCCCAAATTGTCCATTTCCGATGAGAGAGAACTTAATCTTCTACGCCAGCAATACGAGATGGAGATTGCACGGACAAAGGAGATGGATAGACAAGCATCAAAGCAGGAACAGGCGAATAAAAAGATGCAGCAGACCAATCAGAAGTATCTACAATACCTTTCTGGTCAGTCTGGACTTGCCCTTGGTATGCCTGAGGGAAGTGCTGAGGACTTGAACAAGAAAATTGCTGCCATACAAAAAAGACTTGAATTATTGAATAAATTTAAGGTTGATATTCCTTTGAACAGCAATCAGATAACAAAGGCTGACGCTCTTATTCAGAAATTGCAAGGCAGATTGGAGAAGTTGCAATCATCTTTAAGAAAAACATCAACGAATGAATTGCTTAATATCAATCCTACATCTATCAATCAGGCTAACAATCTTATTTCTGAATTGACGAACAGGCGTAATGCACTTAATACGACTGATGCAAACTATAACCGTACCCTTACTCTTCTAAACAGGAAGATACAGGAGCATAACAAGTTTGTAAACGAAGCCACATCCTATGGAACAAAGATGCAGCAGACCAATCAGAAAAATACTGCAAGTTCAAAAGAGTTTTCCGAGGAACTGACAAAGCAGAGCAGAATGATGCGTGAGTTTGTCAATACGATAAAGACTTATGCAGGATTCTACTTTTTCAGAGATATGTTTCAGGAACTTGTTGCCATTCGTGGAGAGTTCGAGTTACAACAGGTATCTTTACGTGCCATTATACAGGATGCAAGACGGGCAGACCAGATATTCAGTCAGATTAAGGGTCTTGCTGTAATATCTCCTTTTCAGTTCAGTGATTTGGTTGGATATACCAAACAGCTTGCCGCATTCCAGATACCTGTCAACGAATTGTACGGTACAATGAAAAGTCTTGCGGACGTTTCCGCAGGTCTTGGCGTTGATATGGGACGTATCATTCTTGCCTATGGTCAGATAAGAAGCGCAGGTGTATTGAGAGGGCAGGAATTACGTCAATTGACAGAAGCCGGTATTCCTGCATTGGACGCATTGAGAAAGAAACTGGAAGAAGTAAGAGGTGTAGCCCAAACTACTGATGATGTGTTCAATGCCATATCAACACGTCAGATTCCTTTCGAGTATATTCGGGAGATGTTTACCACAATGACGGAAGATGGTGGTATGTTCTACAAAATGCAGGAAATACAAGCCGCATCTTTGAAAGGTATGGTAAGTAACCTTGCCGATTCATACAAGATTATGATGAATGACATAGGCGAGGCGAATGATTCCGTTCTGAAAGGTATCGTTGGAAGCATAACCGATGCAATGAACAACTGGAGATACTTCTCTAAAGCAATAGAGGGCGTTGCTGTAGGATATGCCGCGTTGAAAGGATTACAGCTAGCTAGAACGGCTATGCTCGGTAAAGAAGTTGTTGCAACAACTAATGCAATTAAGGCTGAAAAATTACGGGAAGCCCAGTTGCTTAAACAGGCTGCGATGTACAGAACGCTCACTACTGCCGAGAGGTGGAAGATAGCGACAGCATCAAAACTGTCTGCCGTAGAGATAGCTGCTGCCGTTAATTCGGGAAAGATGTCGGCAGAGATGGCAAAACGTATTCTTGCCACGAATATGCTGACACAGGCTGAACGGCATCTTCTTGTAACAGAACTTAAACTAACAGGTGCGGAAGCTGCAAGAATGTTGTCTATGACAAAAACGACAATGTTGATGAACAGATTCAAACTGGCAACATTCGGTTTGACAAATTCATTGAAAACATTGTGGCTTACGATAAAGGCTAATCCGCTCATGACGATACTTACCGTTGCAGGACTTGTGGCGGAAGCGTTTCATGTGATGTCTGCACGTTCGGAAGAGTTCAATCAGAAGATAAAGGACAGTGCAAAGTCTTTCCGCGAATCATACAGTGACTTGCAAAAAGACCTTGACAAGATAAACTTCGACAAACTCACCCCGGAAAACCTTGAACAGCTTGACACGAAACAGTTGCAGTCGTATGAGGAAACACTTACTGGAGTATTGTCTAAATATGGCAATATAGGACAATATATAGTACAAAACAGCAAGAAGATAGATGATCAGAAATCACGTGTTGAATATCTGCAAAAGTCAGCATCGGAACTAGAGCAGGTTTATAAGCGCGCTGCCGAAAATGCGGATATAATGTTCAAGGCGGATAAGGCAACATCTACGGGTGTATTTGGAGATTCATTCTCTGATATGCTTAAAGATTACGAGGAATCGTCTGTAAAACTCACTTCGGCAAGTAAGGATATAGAAGAGTTTCGTGGTCAGATAGTACAGGCATCCAAGGAAATTATAAACATGGGTAAGGGTACTAAGGAATGGAGAAACGAACTTACCGAACTGATAAACAAAGGGGCTTCGGCAGCTACTATTGTAGAGAAGATACGTTCTTTAGCTGAAACGTCAGGAGATGCACGAACATTTGAAATATTCAAGAACAAAGCCCATTTTGACAGTGAAGAATTGTTGAAGGAGTATGAGAAATTGAGGATGGGCATCACGAATGAAGTAAAAGAACTTGAATCATCCTTTAATCTATTTGCAAAATATACTGAGAAGAAACTTAAAGATGTATTTGGCAATATAGATGTAAAAAACCTTACTGATGAGCAACAGAAACAATTAAAGATACATCTTGATGAATTTGCAGTAGCTAATGAATTAGGGGAAAATGCTAGAAAGAAATTAAACGAACTGGCAAAAGAAAGATGGCGTATTCAATTTGAACTTGATGATAGGGAAGCCCAAGCAGGATTGACAGGATGGAAGAAATCTCTTGACGAGATTACAGGAAAAGCGTGGACTATAACAATCAAAACGTCAGATATAAAGACTGTAGAAGATTTCTTTAATGCCGTAAAAAAGGAATATAAGGATTCAAAAAGTACGATAGAAAACTATCAGAGAACTATTGATAAATTTACCAAAGAGGGAAAGCTGAAAAAAGTAGGTGATAAATACCAAATGACAGGATTGGTAAATCCCGAAGAACTTGAAACATTAAGGCAAATAATAAGCGAGTTTAACGCTGCCAACGAAGCGATGTCAAAAGCTACGGGAACAGCAAAACAATTCAACCTTGAACTGGAAAAGCAGAAGAAGAAAGGACAAAAAAGAGATCCTCTTGCTGACCTTTGGAAAAACAGGTTGTCATTGCTTGAATCCGCCTATTCCAAGTTCAAGGATTTGAGCATTAACATAGGTAAGGAAGAAGCCAAAAAGCAGATTGAAGCCATATACGGTTCACAGGCGTTAAAACTTGGCGTGGATATTGTATATGACAAACAGGCTATTGTTGACAATTACAACAAGGCTGCAAAGGAATTGGAAACACGTGTCCCACAGGATGCGGTCAAGAACGCAAGGAAAGCTGCCGAATTGTCCTCTGAAATTTATGTTGAAGCAGCCAAGAAGGTGATGAAAAGAATTACGGATGAGTTTGACAGATACAGGAACAAGTATGACTTTTACAGTGACATACTTGGAATAACGGGTGATTCCGAACTTGCCTTAGACCTTGCCGTTCAGTTCAGTGGTGATACATCTACTATGGCTGAAAGTTTTGCAGCAGGGATATACAACAATCTGCAATCCGCATTGGCAGGAATGAATCTTGACCTTGGTGTTTCTGTCGTGCCCGACACATCTTCATTCACCTCAATGAACCAGTATATCAATCAGATACAGGAAGCCATTAAGGGGAATAAGAATATCGGAGAAGATCAGAAAGAGGTTATACAAGGAATGATTGACGCATGGAAAGGCTATTTCGGTGAGATGGCAAAGCAGTATGCGAATGACCTTGAAAAATATGGTGACTACTATACACAGGTTGATATTATCAGGGAGAATTACCGAAAAAGAATTGAAACGGCAAAGGGTATGGGCAACACTTCATTATCTTCCGCCTTGCAGAAAAGCGAAGAGATGGACTTGTTCAAGCTGACCACAGACTATCAGAACTTCTTCGGTGCTGTTGAAGCGATGTCTATGGAAGCTGCAAATACCGTAGCTGACAAGGTAAGGGAAATGCTCAACAGTGCATTTAGATCTGGTGCTATCAGCGCAAAGGAATACATGAAAGAACTTGAACGCGTGGACAAGCAGATAGAGAAGATGATGAAGAATAACCAGTCTGACTTTCAGACATACATGAAGGAAGGTCTTGACGGTCTGTACAACAAGCGTTATGATGCAGGAAAGTCAAAGATGATGGCAGGCATGAATGATATGCAACAGGCTATGGCTGACATAGAAAATGCTTCCAAGGCATACGAGGATGCAATGAAGAACGGTGATGAAGAAGCTGCCAATGCCGCTTTGAGTGCCAAGTCGGAAGCCGAATCAAGATACAAGAGCGGACAGGAAGCTGTCAAGACTGGTAAAGGAATGATGGCTGCGGCACAGAACGCTTTGCAGACGGTGAATCTTATTGACTTTATCATAACCAACATATACAATGCCATAAAAGCCATGCAGCAGATAATCGCATCCGTGTCCAACCTTATGGATTCTATGGGTAAGGATACTGACAGCGGTTTCATGCGTGAGATGAACCAGTTCTCGGAAGCTATGGGCGTTATGAATGAAGGCGTGAAGAAATCATGGGATTCATTCAAAAGCGGTGATTTCGCAGGTGCGATAGGCTCGGCTATATCCATGCCGCTTGATGTTATCGCTACGTTTAACAGACAGCATGACAAAAGGCTTCAAAAACATATAGAGAATCTTGAATTTGAATCAAAGAAACTGACCAATATCTATAATATGCTTGAAAAGGAATTTGAGCACATTATGGACCCGGCAAAACTTGATGAGGTTACATCCCAACAGGTATCAAATCTGAAAGAACAGTTGCAAATTCAAAAGGATATTCTAGCAGCCGAAGAAGATAAGAAAAAGTCAGATAGAGAAAAAGTAGAAGATTACAAACAGACAATAAAAGAATTGGAGTATGAGATAAGATATTATACGGAAACGCTTGCAAGTGAATTGTACAGCATTAACTTGAAAGATTGGGCTAGCCAGATAGGTGACGCTCTTGTCGAAGCATGGCTGAAAGGAGAGGACGCAGCCAAGGCATACAAGGATACCGTAGCGGACGTTATGAGAGATGTTGTTAAAAGCTGGGTTCAGCAGCAGTACATAGAAAAGGCAATGCAACAGGTACAGACTACATTATTTGGAGCGGACGGTAAAGGTGGTATGTTTGCGGATAACAAGATAGACAAGGATGAACTTATAATACTAGGAAATGTAATGGGCTCATTGGAATCAGCCTTTGCGGAAGCCGGGGGTGTAGTCAATGAGATAAACAACGCCCTTGGCGGAATGCTTACCGAAACGGAAGAGAATGCGGAAGGTCTGTCCAATGCCATTGCAGGAGTTGACGAGAATACGTTCAACCAGGCATTGGGTTATCTTAACGGAATGAGATACGAAATGGTTGTACAAAGCGATCTTCTCCGTCAGTTGGTATCGTTAAACGGTGGTTCGGCAGGAACGGGAGGAACGAACATGACAGCCATACAGCAGTCACAGTTGGAGGTTCTCACCCAGCAGCTTGCCGCAACTATGGCGATAAAGACAGCACTCCTAAGTGTCGTTTCCATTGCCCCAAGGTCAGGCGGAAATGCGATAAAAGTTATAATTGACTGATAATATAAACGCCCTGCTAGCTTCACAGTTGGCAGGGCGTTTGAGATTGATTACGAACAAAAAAATCCAATCACTTGAGGTGCTTAGCGGAATCGAACCGCTGTGGTCGGTTTTGCAGACCGTTGACTAAACCACTCATCCAAAGCACCGATTGTGATGCAAATATAGAAAATTATTTTTTAAAACTAGATGTTTTCTAAGACTATTTTTATTATTTTTGCACTAATTAAATATGTACACGAATGGCTATATCTAAATATTTTATAAAGAAAGGAAGCGATACGGCAAAGGATTTGTATGCCACATACAGGCTGTATATACTTGAAAGCAAGGGATTATGGGATTTGCCGACAAGAAAGGAAGCCTATGCCGAAAAATGGTATGACAAGAACGGTCAGAAGGTGTACGAACCTGTCACGCCTGTTTACCAGCCAACGGAAGGAAGCATAACATTTGCCGCTTTGGGAGATGTGGAAACGGTAAAGACGAATATCCGTTCGTTCTATTCATATATAACCAATGTGATACCTGCCACTCCCGGTACGCCATACGGTTCATCCTCTTTCTCTATATGGAATGATATATGGGGAGAATCGGCAAAGCAGGTGATAAGATGCACGGGTTTTGAAACAGGTGCAAAGATGAGTTATCAGGACGTTCAGGACTTGCAGAACCCTGACCGACTTGTATCCGCCTATACATTTTCGTTAAATTTCAGTATTGACCAACCAACGCTTTAAAGACCAATGATTTTACAGATTAAAAGAGGAAATAGGGTTATTGCGGAGAGTGCTGATTTTTCATACAGCCCGTCTTTGCAGGAAGTGAGAAAATTGACTTGTGAAGTCGTTTCCGTTGTTCCGATAGAGTTCAAGGCATACAACTCAAAGAGCGAATCGGAATACGATACAGTCGTATATAACGGTAATACATTCATCCTGTACCAAGCCCCATCGGGAGATAATCTTAATGAAGCAGGAAAATACAAATACTCCCTTTTGTTTTACGGTAAGGAGGTGCTTTTGCAGAATGTGGCATTTCTTGACATAGTAAGCGGAACAGGTGGGGAAATAAATAAGATAAGATACACTCATGGCGGTCTGTTCCAGTTTTGGGGTGATGCAAGACAGCTTGCAGCACGTATAGAAGCAAATATAGAATCTTACAATGCGTCATTGGGTGCAGGATATACAGGCATTGGCACATGGACGCTCAACGTGGATGCAGAAGGCGAACTGACAGAGGATATGATTGACATAACCGATGGGACTAACCTGTTTGAAGCATTGAAGAACTTCTATGACAAGTTTTATCTCAATTATTACTTCTCAACGACAGCAAACGGTGGGATAATAACCATTACGGACAAGACAAGACCGTCCGTAAACTGGACATTCAAGCAGGGAGATGGCGGAGGTGCTGTAAAGGTTTCCTCTTCCGTAGACACAAGCACACCTGTTATAACCCGAATCATACCACAAGGTGGAAGCAGAAACGTTCCGCCTGAATATAAGAAGGACGCTAAGCCTGCCGATGAATCACGCTATTGCCCGTACATCCTTCTTCCGAATGATTCTGACGGGAATATAAGATATTATATTGACAGCGAATACGGATTGAAGAACTATGGTGTGAGAGGAAAAACCATATCAAACACGTTCAGTGGGATATATCCTTCCATCAGAGGGAAAAAACTTGGTGATTTGTATCCGTCAGGACTTCCAGAATGGGATACATACAAGGCGGATGGAGAACCAGATCCTCAATCGGGAAAGGTGGCAGGTGAGGGTGCTAGCGCAGCAACACGAATAGATAAGATTATCGGGTCTACTCCTATAAAGAGTGATGATAGTGACAGTTTCTTCATTTATATGACCTCTCCAGGATTCAACCTAGGGTACAAGGTATATGAGGACGGTGATTCATCCGACAAGATAAACGACAATGTGCAGCCCCAGTACAAGCCCCATGCTATGTTTGACAAGTACAGGGATTTCGAGAGTTTTGATATATATAGTACAAGGGCATATTATGACCAGCCTGTAAAGGTTACTGCCACATTCTCCGGGAAGATGCTTTTCAGTATATTACCTATAGGAAGTGATGCTGTAGGGAAAAAGGTGAAGATTAACCTACGTATGGTTACGAACCGTGTATTGGGTCAGGCTTCTCCTTTGAAAGAGGTTGTTATCGGAGAGGAAGGTGCTACTGGTATGCTTGAAATACCTTACGACAAGACCGCTCTTGTAGGATATATAGAAAAAGGTCAGAATACGACAGTCACCATACGTGTTGAGTTCACGTTTGATTCTGACGTTCCTGCCGGAAGCTGTAAGATAGGCTTTAGTGAGGAAATGACATGTAACATACATTTCGGTAATCAGGACGGTTCACAGGACAGGTTCTATTACAAATACGCTTCTGTGACGGATGCGGTGTTCAGTATGCGTACAGGAACTTATACAGGCACGGAATTTAAGATAAACAAAAACGGTATTATTCCTCTTTACGGTGAGGTGAACGGTGATACGGGGGAAACGGAAGAGGATGTTGCCATGTTTAATAAGGGGGCACGATATAAAATATCATGCTACAGAACGGATAGCGACAATGCCAAACTTCCGCTTTATACGGATGGTAAATCTCCTTCAATTGCAGCAGGAACGGAGTTTGTCATTCTGAATATCGTCATGCCTGAATCGTATGTGACAATGGCTGAGAACACGCTTGAAAAGGCGGCTCTTGACTACCTGTCAAGATATGACCATGAGAACCGAACCGTTTCACTTGACATATCTAGCGGATTTGTCGCAGAGCATCCTAACCTTTTCATTGACTTCATAGAAGGAAATATGCTTAAGGTAAGGGATGATGGAATAGGCGTGTTCGATTTCTCTGATAACGGTCAGATAGTGGATATGAAGTTGCAGATACAGTCTTTGGAAATTAAATATTCCAAGGAAAATATGTTCCCGTCATATTCATGCACCATTGCAAGAAGAAAGATACTGTCTTTCTATGAACGGTTGGCACAGGAAAATCAAACGGCTTCAACACAGAATACGACAAATGTAACATTAGGCGGAAGTGGTACGGGAAGCGGAACAAATATTTTCTCTGAACAACTCCTTAATGACCTTATTGCATCGTTTCAGAAGTTCAACGGATGGTTTGAATGGGATGAAGTAAACCAAGCGTTACGATGCAAGTCAGCGTTCTATACAAACCAATGGATATCAGCGTTGGGCGCACAGAGTGGTAGCGGAGAACCGGGAGGTGGTGAAGGTGGACTGATTAAGGCCGTGTACGGATTTGCCGATTTAGGTAAGACGTTTGACGATTCCAACCTTAGCAATACATTCAACGCATATACCATCAACGAGATATGGAAGCTAGCCAAGGAAGGCGGAATGAATACGGACAAATTGTGGCAGGAGTTGGGAAAGGATGATCCGACAAAGAAAATTCACATATCCCATCTTCCTGACAATAAATTTGTAACGCTTGATACGGAACAGACAGTAACTGCAAGCAAGATATTTACTGGTCAACTGTCTACGGCAAATGTAGTTCCTAGCGTGAACAACGCATCCACACTTGGTCTTGAATCGAAGAGATGGGAGAATATTTATGCTGTAGATGCCAACATAAGCGGCACGGTGAAAACACAGGCGTTGCAGGTTGGCGATATAAAGATTATATATGATTCCGTAAACAAGGCAGTCACATTTGAGCACGCGGACGGAAATACGGAAATAGGCTTCTATACCAGAGGATGGATTTCCGCTTTAGGCGTATCTCCTGGAGGAAGCGGAGGAAGCGGTGGTGACGGACTTGTGAAAAACGTATATGGTTTTTCCAATCTCGGCACAACCTTCTCCGATTCAGACCTTGACAATACGTTTAATGCGTACACGATAAACGAGATTTGGAAAATGGCGAAGGAAGGTGGTGGTATAAAAAACATCACCCAGTCGGGAAGTGGAAATGCCGTAACAGACATGACACTTAGTTCTGACGGAAAAACCATTACTGCTGTATTCGGGGAAACATTCGCAAGGCAACAGGACTTAGGCACGCTTAACAATACCGTAACACAGTTAAGCAACAAGTTGAACAACTTCCTAGAAGGAAGCGATGCCGATAACATTATCAACAAATGGAAAGAACTTGAAGCGTTTCTTGACGGTCTTACGGAAAGCGACAACCTAGCCGAACTTCTTGCACTGAAAGCGGACAAGACCATAACGATAAGTGCAGGAACTGGTCTTACGGGAGGTGGAAACCTGTCCGCAAACCGCACATTGTCACTGGCTACCACGGGGGTGAAGGCTGGTACATATACGAAAGTTACAGTAGACACCTACGGGCGTGTTACAGTTGGTGATAATCCTACCACTTTGGCAGGGTACGGGATTACTGATGCCGTTACCTTGACTACTGCTCAGACTATTTCGGGAAGAAAAACGTTTAGTCAGAACATAGTATTCAACAATAACGGTGGTATAACATATACTGATTCAAATGCAGTATTAAGAAACTCAGACGGTCATACAATACTAGCTAGCTTTGGAAATGGCGAAATAAATCTAAGACCTAATGGGCATAATAATACGGAAGGTGCTGTTTGGATTAATAAGGCAGGAAATGTTCAAGCACCATCAGTGTCAACAAATACCATTACGATAGGAGATGCCCAACTTGTTTATGATTCGGTAAACAAGGCTCTGAGAGTAAAACATAGGACAGACGGAAATACGGTAGGATTCTACTCGGACGGTTGGATTACGGCTCTTGGAGTGAAAACAGGTGGTAGCGGTGGTGGTAGCGGTGTTGTAAATACCGTTTACAGCTTCGCAAATCTTACTGACGGCACAACCTTCTCCGATTCAGACCTTGACAATACGTTTAATGCGTACACGATA